TACGCAAAATGCGCAACTCAGACTTTGGTGCTATCTCTTCAGCATTCGAAAAAGTCGCAAATCCCCAATCAGAACAGAAATCTTTTACCGATGATCGCTTTTGGCGACTCGAAGGTGACAAAGCAGGTAATGGCACAGCCACTATCCGTTTCTTGCCACGTGTAGAAGGTGATGAACTACCATGGGTTCGTATCTTTTCTCATGGCTTCCAAGGACCAACTGGTAAGTGGTACATTGAGAACTCACTAACAACTCTTGGTGAGAATGACCCTGTTGGCGAATTAAATACCCAACTATGGAACTCTGGTTCTGAAGCAAACAAAGAGATTGCTCGTAAACAAAAGCGTCGTCTTTCATTCACTGCTAACATTCTGATTGTATCAGATCCTAAGCATCCTGAGAATGAAGGTAAAGTATTCTTGTGGAAATTCGGTAAGAAGATTTTCGATAAGATTATGGACAAGGCTCGTCCAACTTTTGAAGATGAGAAGCCAGTCAATGTATTCGACTTCTGGGAAGGTGCAAACTTCAAACTCCGTATGCGTAAGAAAGATGGTTACGCAAACTATGATGAGTCTGCATTCATGGAGCCAGCTGCAATTGGTTCTGATGATGAGATCGTTAAGATCGCTTCTGCTCAGGTTAAATTGTCTGAGTTTACAGATCGTAAGAACTTCAAGTCTTATGATGAGTTGAAGAAGAAACTCAATGAGGTTTTATCTGGTGATTCTTTTGCTAGCAAGTCTGCTGCACAGATCGCTGAAGATGAAGATCGTCCAGTAGCAGCTGCACCAACTTTTAGTTCTAAGCCAGCACCTCAACCAAAAGCATCTGTTCAAGATGACGATGATGATGTGATGTCTTACTTCGAGAAGATTGCTAAAGAAGATTAATTCTTTAGAGTAGAAATAAGAATGGGATCTTTACGATCCCATTTTTTTATGTTCCGTATATAACAGAAAGATATCTTGATTGAGACGATTCTTGGTTTCGAATCGGAGACTTAATAATCTGAGTAGTATTCGAATTGTTAGTGACTGGAGCATTGACCACATTAGTCTTATTACCACCACCTCCACCTGCAGTAGCACTTGCGTCAGCATTTGCTCTAGAACCACCTTCAACTGCACCAGCTGGACGTAATGCCAATCCCATGGCTGCAATTTTCTCAACAGGTAATGCTGCAATTGCTTTTACTTTCTCTGAGTCAACTTGGGAGAACATACTCAACCCTTTGGCAAGATTCATCACACCAGTACCAGCCTGATTGATTAAATTGCCCTTCTCACCCATCATCATAATTTGTTCAACTGGAGATTTTCCAGGAGTTACTAGATTTAAGAATCCACCAACTAGATTACCGATACCAGCTGCAGCAGTTCCAGCACCAAAGACTGCCATACCTGCACCAATTGCTGCAAGACCAGCACCTACTTGAATAAGATTAGAACCATCTAGTTGTCCGAGTTTAGTCAGACCATCGGTCATCTCAGAGAAACCTTTGCCCACTGCCTGCATTGCTTCACCAACAATCCAGAGAGCACCACCAAGTAATCCGATTGCTGCAGCACCTAGAGTAATTGGAACAATGGCATTACCCATCACTGCAGCGATAATACCAATACCTGCCACAGCAAGCATTCCTTTACCAATAGTCTCCCAATCTAAATCAGCAAATCCACCAAGTGCTTCACTCATTCCGTACATAGCAAGAGCCAGTACACCAAGAGCAAACGCACCTTTAATGATAGATCCTTTTACTTGGTCTAATCCGATTGCAGCAAGCACTAAACCACCAAGAGCAACCATACCCTTACCGATTGATTCCCATTCAACTTCGCCAAATTCTTTAAATGCTTTTGCAGCAACATATAATGCAGCTGATATGGCAAGAAGACCAATACCGAATTTCTTCATTCCTTCAAGTGCTTTGCCAGCTCCACCACCACCCATTAGACCAGAGAGCATTCCACCACTATCTTTACCACCACTGGCTTCTTGTGCTTTTATTGCTGGAGAATCATTACGAGTATTCTGTTCAATTTTAATAAACAGTTCTTCTTGTTTCTTTGCATTTTTCTCAGCTTCGAGTGCTCTTTCTTCAGAAACACCAGAATCAGCATGGTCTTGAGTTGGTGTAGATTCAGTAGACTTTAAACTTGCTGCTCTTAAATCTGCACCTGCCATCGTATCAGTCAGTTCAGCTCTTTTAGCGAATAGATCTTTACCAGCACCTCGTTTAGCCAAGTCAGCTTCTGACATCCCAGTATCTTTTTTCAACTGAGAGATTTCAGCCTCATTCTTCTTAATATCTTTTGCTGCTCTATTTGCAGTTTCAAATTTGCCTGCAAGTGTGGAACGATCATCCGTAGAGCCAAGTTTTCTTTGAGTCTGGATAAACTTTTCTTTGGCGATAGACTTATTAAAGATACCACCAATATTAAATGCCTTTAACGCAGTGGTCTTTAGAGCAGACATTGAACCGAAATTGTCTTTCAGTTTTTTGGTCGTATCAGAAATGCGATCACCGATAGTCTTAAATGTTTCCATGCTAGTAGCAAGATTTGCTATAGCCTTTGACTCTTGAATACGGAGTTTATTGAGTTTATCAGATTCTTGTGCTGCCTGTTGCTTTAATTCAATTTCTTTCTTTAGATGATTTTGAAGCTGTTGTGCTTTTCTTTCTTGAATCTTTAAAAGTTTTTCAGTTTCTTCGTGGATTTTACGATCTTGTAGTTCTTTTAACAGAACATCACGAATATCCTTCATCATCGAGGATTGAGCAATCTGTTCCTGTAGCTGTTGCTGATTCGCACCAGCAGAAGCCATAGATGACTCTAATGATTTGATGGCAGTTTCATTAGCCTTAGATTGTTCAGCAAGTAATTTAGAAAACGCAGCAGTGTCCCATGTATCACCAATGCTAACGGATTGAGTGATTGTTTGGTTAATCTCTGCAGGTTTATTCTTACTTTGTCTTTTTGCCATCTGTTACATCCTCTTTTTGGATTCGATTCTTTTCTTTTCTTCTTCTAAATACTGAATCAACATAAACACATACACTTCTCTTTCGAAGGGTATCATCTCTTCCAGCTCAGCCAAAGAGTATTTGTGGTACTGCATCATCGCAAAATTCATTTTATAATAATTCTCAAGCGATTCATGACTGAGCAATACTAAAAAAAACTTTGGAGTCCCTCCAGTATCTTAACATGGTGTCTGTTACATACTGGACAATCATATTCAATCTTTTTAGTAATCTTCGGCATTGTCTCGAAGAATTGTTGGATCTTTAAGAACTGGTCTGAAGTTAGATTTTCAATAAATGATAATAGTTCTTGTTTAGTGCTTTCTTTAGCGTGAAACAACTGCTCACCATCATAAATGTAATCAATAGATAAAGTCATGATATCAAAAACTGTATCTAAATCATTGGTATCAAAACCTTCTAACTTTTTAATAACATCAACTGTGGGATACTTCATTACCACTCCGACATCATTAAATAGTTCAATTTTATTTGTATGCCCTTCAGCTTTTTCTACTGTTATTGTAGATAAATCAATACGAACTATAGATTTGGCTTTTTCATTTTCTTCACCATGATCTAAATCACAGGAAAATGTTAAATCAACAGTTTCACCAACAGATTTACCACGAATCTGAGTAAACATATACTCTAGATCGAATGTTGCTAGTTTCTCAACATCAATTTTATCTTGTACGCAAGTCTTGACAATTCCCTTTAGGGTTTCAATCATTGTCACGACATCTTCGGATTGCTGTGCAATCAAAAGTGCCTTTTCCTCTTTAACAAGGAATGGACGATATCTTACTGTCGCTCCACTTGAAGGCACAACCATTGTGTAGGTTGGCGTATTCATCATCGGTAAAGCCATAATTATTCTCCTTTAGACATATTCTTAATTAACTTATTCAACTCAGCAGTGCTACCTGTAAAGATAACATTGTTATTCGTCACTTCTTTTCTAGACCCTTCTTTGGGTGTATCTAGTTTTTGTTTCTGTTGATGTAGATCTAGTAACTGTTGGTTTATATCAGCCAGTTGTTTCATTAGATTTCCAACAACCTCAAATGCTCTTGGATGTTCAGACTGCATAGCCACATCAAGTGACTTCTGTAGTGCTTCTTGTCCCTGTTGCAATAATATACGAAGATTACCTCGAGTGATATCGAAATCATCTTGAATGTTATTTGTAGAGTCGTTAATAACTTCTCCAGTTTTTGTGATCACTTCAGTTTTGCCCATTGGTTGTATACCAAACTCGGCAGATAATGTATCATCAATCTTCATTATACAATCCTAACTGTATTTATTTCTTAAAATTTCAATAGACTTGGTAATCTAGTCACACCATAACTCATTACAGCACCAGTCACAAAGTTGCCTGCACCACCCAAAGTCTTGTTCAAAGTCTCTTGGAATCCAGTAAAATTACGTGTAAACTTATCAATCAAACTTGTTGATATAACTTGATCGTTTGGTAGTTGAGTTACTGGAGTCGCTGTCCAATTTTTGTACTGCATTTGAACTGTCAACTTCATGATATCTTTGGATGCATAGTCTAACTGAATTGTTCCTATATTTTTAGGATAGCATTCAGATAAAGTTAATTGATATCTCTTTTTATCATTGATGTCTTGAACTTCAATATCAATCTGTGTTGTATAATCGTTATAGTAACCATATGTTCTGGTGTTTGGATTGGAAATAGCATTCATCCAATCGTCAAACATCTCTTTAACTTTCATATCTGTATCTACATAAAAAGAAAGAGTCAAACTATCATATAGTTTTTCATATGGAACTTCACGGAACTCGCCAAACACTCTATTCTGAACAGTTGAATAGTTAGCACCTGGAAGTTGTGCTTGGTCACAAAACAATAAAATATTTTGTGCTGAAGTATTACTCCATCCTGGAACTTTGGCAATGTTTACTGCATATCTGTTTGTTCTAGCGATACCACCAGTTTTAACCTGAGCAACGAAGTTTTGAATAGGTTTAGCGTTCGGGCTTTTTTCTCTAGTGAGGTCTTTAGTGCCAAATGGTAAATTTAATGCCATTTTATGCCTTTCTAATTATTTTGGTCGAGTCAGACCAAATTTCTTGTTTGTTTGCACCAACAAATCTTTCAACTGGAAGTAACATCGCAGTTGCCCAGTCGGCTGAAGGAACCTGCCTAAATTGAGATCTAACATGCCCCATTAGGTATTGTTTAACACATGGTTGTGCAGCAGCAAATTTTGATACTCCATCTATAATTTGCCAAGAGTATTTTAATCTGGTGGTTTCATCTAGTCTATTGTTACTCTTAAAAGTCATTAGTCTGTCAAGCAGTACAATTCTTAGTTGATACGGTAGATAATGCATATTCAAACCAATAAAACCATTTTGCGTAGCAGAAAATGGAAAAACCAAAGGAAACCTATCGTAGTAAGGTAATTCCTTCTTCATTTTTGGATCATACGCATACATATATAAACGACCAGGCATTACTTTAGTCACCAATTGATCCGCATTACCACTCAGAACTTTTGCTGGAGTGAGTTGTTGCTTAGTCAGTTTGGTGACTTCTTTTTCGAACCAGCCTTTAGACTTATTAGCCACAGTGGCTAAGTCATATTTGTTGCGCTCGAATACGTCTTTGAATGTTGGTTTTGTAGCCATAATTACTATTTAGGTGACAAACCTAACTCGTGCTCGGTTATAATTTTAAACTCCCAATTCCTGTCTTTTGCGTATTCTATTGCAGCTGACCATTTAGCTTGATTCTTCATAAATGTTAGGGACTCCAATAAATATCTCTGAGTTCGTTTTCCTGGAAATACAGGTGGTTGACATTGTGCTGCAGGTTTAACTTCTACCAAATAAGTCTTGCCTGTAGTTACCGTTATTTTAAAGTCTACGAAGTAACGATGAATACGATTATCCGTAGGACACTTATAGGGTATAACTGTCTCCTCTGAACTCCACTTTAATACACTAGGATTTTTATCACACCAACCAGCGAAACGAGTCTCCCAGCTGGATCTCATTATGATATTTGTTGGATCACCTGTGTATTTTTCAGGAAATATTGGAACGAATCTTCTTTTATGGAACATAAATAAGTAATAGGATAAATAACCACCATTTATTTAGGTTAAAGGTACAAAATGGCGATAGAATACGACCAACTCGGTAATGCAATTAGCGGATCATATGAAGGAGCACCGACTGCTCCTGCTCCCTCTGCTGCAAAACCATCAATTCCAAGACAACCACCAGAACCATACACTCCGAATGTCTTTGGTAGAAATGCCACGTATGAGGTCAACAACTATATGTATCCATCTGACTTAATGGCTCCCGATGGTCGTTATGGTGGAAACTATGCAATTTTTTACATTAACGTAGTTGAAGATTCTAAGTTGTTTGATGATAAGAGTGTACAAACTGTCAACGATTTAACACCAAGAGATTCTGGTGATTTAAATGCGATGAAACTAACTAACAATCAACTAATCGGTGCCAACGCTGCAGTAAATACACTCGCTGGTCTGGTTGGTGGTAGTATTGCTTTTGGAAAAGGTCTTTCTGGTGCTGCAAAGGGTGCAGCACTTGCCAACGTAGGAACTGTTGGTGTTGGAGTAGCTGCAACGCTCGCCCCAGATACAAAACGAGCAAAGAAAAGATTAAAGACTGCTATTGCACTTCATATTCCTAATCAATTGTCTATTCGATATGGTATGCAGTGGAGTGAAGATGATACAGCTACATTAGCAATGGCTGCAGCTGGCGGAAGTGAGATTATGAAAGCGATGAGTGAGGGTGGTAATACGAAAGATGTTACCGATGTTGGTGCAGCAATTATTGCCAATATCGCACTATCCAAAGGACCACAGGCTGCAGCAAATTCTAAAGCACTTGGTCTAGCAGCAAATCCAAAGAAAGAACAAATATTTAAGGGTGTTGATTTTAGAACATTCGCATTTGACTATCAATTTTATCCAAGAAGTCCTGAAGAAGCACAAAATGTATTGAACATTATTGAACAGTTTAAGTATCATATGCATCCAGAATTTAAGGATACCAACAATTTTATTTACGTATACCCTTCTGAGTTTGATGTTTTCTATTATCAAGGTGGTAGCGAAAACTTAAATTTACATCGTCATACGTCATGCGTACTAACTGAGATGAATATTAACTATACGCCAAATGGTTCATTTACTGCATTTGCCAATGGTATGCCGACTCAGATTAACGTAACACTAGCATTTAGAGAACTTGCACTTCTATCTAAAGAGAAGATTAAGGATGGTCTATAATGTATTTCAAAGATTTTCCAAGTTTCATTTATCAATTTAGAGTTGGAAATACAACTAAAACATCATTAGTAAAAGATATAACAAGGAACATTCGTTTCCGCAGAGATGTCCTTGCCAATATAACAGTATTTGATGAGTATGATATTGTTGATGGTGAAACACCAGAGATTATTGCTGAAAAAATATATGGAAATCCAGAATATCACTGGATCATTATGTTGGCCAACGATCGTTACGATTACATCGAAGATTTTCCTCTTGCTGAATATCAATTAGTGAAAGTTATCACTTCAAAATATCCAGGAACAGAAAACAGCATTCATCACTATGTTGACGCAAATGGTTTTGTTGTAAACTCAAATGCATCTGGAGCGGTATCAGTTTCAAATGCAGAAGATGAGAGAAATAAAAATGAAGCGAAACGAAGAATAAAGATTATTTCACCAAACATTATTAATACAATATTAAAAGATTATAAAGATCTCATATAATGCAACCTAACAACCCAATTAGATTTGCTGGCGATGTCAGCATTGATAAAGTTAGGATAATCACCAGCAAAGGTGTTTATCAAGATATCACTGCGCAAGTAATTACTGTTCAGATATATGAAGACTTGTTCTCACCATTTATCACTGGAAGTTTAATTATTAAAGATTCGTTGGACTTAGTCAACTTATTTCCATTTGCAGGTGAAGAACAAGTTGAACTAGAGATCTCAACTCCATCATTGCAGCGTGGAAATATTAAAGGTAGATATTACATTTACAAATTAACCGATCGTGAATTGCTCGGTGATAGATCTGTAGTTTATCAGTTGCATTTTATTTCAACTGAGGCTATCGTTGATTTAAACAAAAAGGTAAGTAAGGTATTCAGTGGTAAAATATCTGATATTATCAATACCTTTATTAAAGACAAAACCTACGGATTAGAATCTACTAAAAAGTTGTTCACCGAACCTACCTCAAATAACATAAAGTATATTTCTAATTATTGGACCCCAGTTCAAAATATTATGCATTGTGCCGAAGCATCTGCCAATCAAAATAAAGTGCCAAACTATGTATTCTTTGAGAACAGAGATGGATTTTATTACATTAGTCTAGATAGTTTGTACAGCGCAGATGTTTATCAAAATTTTGTGTATGACAAATATACTCGTGACGATCGAAAGAACAGTGGAAGCATTCGTAACATTGAAGAAGATTACAGAAGAATAACTTCTATTAGTATTCCAGTTGGTTTTGATTACATTGATAGAATTCGTGGTGGTATGTTATCGTCTAAAATTATCTCATATGATCTAACGAAGAAAACATACACTGCCAAAAACTATAATATGTTTCAGAACTTTGATAAACAAAAACATCTTAACGACAATCCTATTAGTTCTGATAGTTCTATTTTTAGAGCTAACTCATTAATCATAAACACTCCAAGAGATTATGGTAATTTTAATGGATACGGAGATGTCACTACTTTTAAGACTAAACAACAACGTGTTTCATTAATGAAGTTAGCTGAAGCAAATAAATTAGAGATAACTGTTCCAGGAAGAGCAGATTACACAGTTGGTCAAAAGGTTAATGTTACCTTAAATAAAATTGAACCTATTACCAAAAAAGAACAAGATGTTACAGATAAAATGTTTTCTGGTAATTATTTAATCTCAGCTATTAATCATTATGTTGATAGAAATAAACATGAATGCCACATTGAATTGATTAAAGACACTTTACAATATAATTTGGATGGAAAGAAATAATGAATTTGCACTATGGTATTGTAGAAAATAGACAGGATCCATTATCACTTGGTCGATGCCAAGTTCGTATAGTTGGATTGCATACACATGATAAGTCATTGCTTCCAACGGCAGATCTTCCATGGGCAACTCCAGTCCAACCTGTAACTTCTGCAGCGATGAATGGTATTGGTCATACTCCAATTGGACCAGTTGAAGGTACTTCTGTAATTGTTCTATTTGCAGACCATGATAAACAACAACCAATTATTCTTGGAACACTTGGTGGAATTCCTTCCACACCATTACCAATTGATGCTGAAGATGGTGGTGCAATTGTTGATGAAAAAGTAGAAAGCATTACTCTACGAACAATTCCTGGACCAGTTACTGGTAAAGTACTCACCTTTATAGACAATGAAGAAGGTAGAGTAGACTTAACTCGTTCATTAAAAGCCAATATGAAAGTTGTCGGTTTTGGTATTCCAAACGGAACAACCATTGTTAGTATTAATAATGGCACACAAATTACTATTAGTAGTGCTGTTGTTAATTATGCAGAAAACATTATTACATTTGAACCAGTACCCACTAACTTAGACGCAGTTAATAGAAGTAGAAATGCTAATGTACTTACAGATAGTTCTGGTAATCCAGTAACTACGGGATTCGGTGGAGTAGTTACTACAACCCCTGACGCATCACCAACTGTTGGTGCGACTCCAACATCTAATGTAACTAATAATGCAATTCCAACTATACCACCACCAAAGTCTGTAACAAACACATCAAAAGCCACACAAGGTATTAAGGCACTTATTGCTGCATGCGACAAAGTTGGACTTACAACTAAAGAACAGAAGTGTGCTTTACTGGGTATTGCTGGTGGTGAAACAGGATGGATTCCTCAGTTAGAATCATATAATTATTCACCTTCTCGTATGAAGGCGATCTATTCATTTGCCACAGAAGATGATATTTCAAAATATGCAAATGCATCAAAACGTGGTCTATCAAGATCAGAGTTCTTCTCATGGGCATATGGACCAACAAAACGTGGTAAGGGTTTCCTTGGTAATCTAACAGATGAAGATGGTGGAAAATATTTTGGTCGTGGATTTATTCAGCTGACTGGTAAGGGTAACTATCAAAAGTATCAAACTCTTGCCAATAACATGGGTTTAAGTCTTGACATTGTAAATAATCCAGATTCTCTTGATGATGATATTAACGTATCAGCATTGGTTGCTGCGCTTTACATCAAAGATAGAGTATCATCTAAAGTTAATGCCAATGCACATCCTGGATATTTTCAAGCTGCAAAAGCTGCAGTTGGTGTAAACTCTCCAGACATTTCCGCACGCAAATTAGCTTACTACGAATATTTCTATGGCGCAGCTGGTGATAGTGGTTCTGACAAAGATGCTTCAGCACCAATTCCAGAGCCACCAGCAGATGGTTCCAAACCAACCCCTGGACCATCTGAAGAAAGTAAAGCATCTGGTTCTGACGCAATTGGATTTAGAGATCCAAACAATAAGTATCCACTAAAAGAATATATCAACGAGCCAGACACTAATCGTTTGGCACGAGGAATTATCAAAGGAACAGTAGTTAAGAAAAAAGATGCTGTTCGAAGATTAGATGTTCCAAAGGCGATTGGTAATGGTTCATGGGATCAACCAGAGCCACCATATGGAGCAAAGTATCCATACAATAAAGTATTTGAAACTGAATCTGGACACATTCAAGAATTTGACGACACACCTGGACAAGAGCGTATTCATACATACCATCGTTCAGGTACATTCAGTGAAATTGATGCAAATGGTACACAGGTAAATTACATTGTTGGTGATAACTTCACCATCATGGAAAGAAATGGATGTATCCGTGTTGCTGGTGAATGCAATATTACCGTTGATGGTAATACAAATATCTACGCACGATCAGATGCAAATATTCAAGTTGAGCAGAACGCTACTATTCAAGTTGGTAATAACTTAGACATCGGTGTTGCCAATGATACAACTATGGCTATTGGTGGTGACTTTAAAGTAAATGTAGTCGGGGATTATTCAGTTAAAGCTGCAAACATTTACACGAAATCAGATGGAAACATTAATACTCAATCTGCAGCTGCTATCAATCAGAAATCTGAGGTAGTGAATATTGAATCTAGCGGTGAAACTAATATTCTTGCTGGTGGAAAATTATCTGCAGATTACGCTGAAGGTCAATTTGGTAATGGTGCAGGAAGCGCAGCTGATGTAGAAGATTTTACTCTGACTCCACCTGTGGCTGGCAAACCACTCAATCCTGTTGTTCCTTACTTCATTCCACCAGAGCGTGCATTTGAAGAAAGAACTACTGCTGAAACTCCTGATGACTGGGATACACCAGAGGGTCGTGCCATCTCAAATAAAGAGTCACGTGAGAATGGTGTTGCTGTTCCAGTAGTTCCAGTTGCAGAAGAATCTGCAACACCAAGTGGTGGTGCTGCACCTGCGGTTCCAGTAGATTGTAAAGTGATTTACAATACAACTAACTTCACTAATGACTATAGACTATCCACTAACTTTACATTGGGTATGTTAATTGATGGTGGTGTGAATGGTAAACATAAACTTGTAGACCAAATGCTTCAGGATACTGCCAAAGGACAACTAAGACAATACACAGTTCAAGAAGTTGTATGTAATCTTGCCATGGTTGCTCAGAATATTCTTGAACCAATGCTAGAGATTCTTCCTGGAGGAATTGGTGGCTATAAGAAGACATGGAAGATTAATTCTGGTTATCGATTAAAAGGTGTTGTTCCTCAGGAATCTCCTACTTCAGATCACTGCAAAGGACAGGCTATTGACATTGGTTTGGTTAATAGTACATACGACAAACTTTACAATTTAGTGGTTTCTGCAGAAAAGATTCTGCCATACGACCAGATTATTTTAGAGTATCGTTACCCATCTTCGCATTGGATGCACGTTAGCTACAAGATGGACGCTAGAAGAAAGATGGCATTTACCATGGTAAACGATAAGACTTACAAAAGAAATACTGCTGGTGTTCCACAAGGATTCTATCTTTTAGATCAGATTCCTCAACAAAATAGGACTGCGTAATGCCTTGGACTCCTTCCAATACTGCTTTAAAGGCTGTGGATGAGTTACCTGTTTATACTAACTATTCGCAGACATTTTCTTATGTTGATCCAGATCCATTAACAAGTTATGCAGTAACAGGAATAGTTGCAGATAAAACCAATACTCTAATGACTGTGGGAACTAATAATATTTCTGGGCAATATGATGCAGAACCACATGGTGGAAGCATCATTACATATTTGACAAAAGATAAAACATACAGTACTGTTACTAATTTTAATGATATAACGAACTCGTATGAAATCTGTTCTTTTACCGCACCCACTGTACAAACTGTGACTTACAGTTATACCGTAACAGCCAAGGATGCGAACAGTATTGGTCCAGATGTTCAGCAGACTTATACAGTCGTTTCCACTTTTAACTGGGACATAGGTAAAACTGCTTTAATAAATGCAATTGCCCAAACTAGGATAGGAAGATAATGCCTGCAGTATCAACACTCGGAGATAAGAGCACTGGGCATGGATGTTTTGCACCCACTGCCCTGATAACCACCCCAGTGGCTAAAACCTATTTTAATGGAAAACTAGCTGCAGTTGTAGATCCTAATTGTAAATTTGCAGCCCATGCATGCGGAAGAACTACACATAATTCTGATATTCGTATTCCCAGCACTGGAGCAAGTAAGACTTATATTGAGGGTAAAAAAGCAGCTAGAATTGGAGATAGTATCCAATGTGGCGATGCAATAGCGCAAGGTTCTAACAACTCTTTTATAGAATAACCTAAATAAAGAATATGGCACGAAGCACAAGACTTTTCTCCGATTTAGATTTAAATTTCACTGCTCACCCAGTGACTAAGGACATTGCACGTAGATACGATGAAAATGCAATTAAAACTTCCCTTAAAAATCTAATTCTAACTAGAAACTTTGAGCGACCATTTCATAGTGAAATCGGCTCGCCAATTAACGCATTATTATTCGAACCAGCATCACCGATGTTAAACATCACTCTACAGAGAGCGATTGTTGATGTGGTCAATAACTTTGAACCAAGAGTAGACTTATTGGATGTTAATGTTCTTAGCAGTCCAGATGAAAATTCATTGTATGTTACTATCACGTTTAAGATAGTTAACACACAACAACCTCTAACTCTAGATTTAACCTTAGAGAGAACTCGATAAATGGAAAATAAAAAAATAAGCGTCTCTGAATTAGATTTTGACCAGATCAAATCTAATCTAAAGACATTCTTACAGGGACAGAATGAGTTTTCGGACTACGATTTTGAAGGTTCAGGTATGTCCGTATTGTTGGATGTTTTGGCATACAATACTCACTACCATTCTCTTTACACAAACCTTGCAGTAAATGAAATGTTCTTGGACTCTGCTCGTAAGAGATCCAGTGTAGTTTCTTTGGCTAAGATGTTGGGTTATCTTCCAAGATCTTCTCGTGCTCCTACTGCCACAGTAAACATTACAGTATCTGCTCCAACTGGTAGTCCATCTTCTTTGACTTTACCAGCAAACAGCGCATTTTCTTCTGTTGTTGATACCGTTACCTATACATTTTATAACACTCAAGCAACTACAATTATTCCAAATACTTCTGGTGCTTACATTTTCCAGAATGTTACTTTAACGCAGGGCACTCCATTAACATATACTTACACAGTTGCTGATGGAACTCGTTTTATTATCCCAAATTCAGATATTGATATTTCTACACTGACTGTTCGTGTTCAAGAAACTTCAGGTTCATCTTCATACACATCTTATACATTTGCAAATAATATAACTGAAGTTGGTCCAACTACTCGTGCTTTCTTTTTGAAAGAGATCGATGACGAATTATTTGAAGTATATTTCGGTGATGGTATCGTAGGTTATAAACCTTCTGCTGGTAATGTTGTATTGTTTAACTACTTTGTCACAGATAAAACTGCAGCCAATGGTGCACGTGTGTTCACTTTTGACGGAACAGGTATCGGTGGTGGTACTGTTTCAGTTAATACAGTTACTGCTGCACAAGGTGGACAAGATATTGAAGACATTGATTCTATTCGTTTTAATGCTCCAAGAAATTACTCTGCACAAAATCGTGCAGTTACCGCAGAAGATTACAAAGTTATTCTTCCACAACTATTTTCAAACATCGACTCAATCAATGTTTGGGGTGGTGAAGATAATAATCCTCCAGTTTATGGTAAGGCATTCATTGCTATCAAACCACTGTCAGGTGAAACATTATCTAATGCCACTAAAGAACTAATTAAAACTACAATTCTTAAAGGCAAGAATGTGGTATCAATTATTCCAGAAGTTGTTGATGCTCAGTATCTTTACATTGTTCCAAATGTAACAATTTACTATAATCCTCAGCAAACCAATAGATCTGAAGAATTACTTAAGACTTTGGTTCGTGATACTATTATAAATTATAATGAGACAGATCTTAATCGTTTTGATGGAATGTTTAGATTCTCAAAAATGTCTCGTTTAATTGATGCTTCAGAAGAATCTATTTTAAGTAACATTACTACGATCGTTCTAAAAAGATCATTCACTCCAACTTTTAATACTAGAACTTCTTATGTTATCAGTATTGATAACCCAATTTATACAGAAGGTGTCCCTGAAGGTGCTGTAACATCTGATGCTTTTACTATTGATGGTTCCAGTGAAACTTTCTTTTTTGAAGATGATGGTGTTGGAAATATTCGTTTGTATTACTTTGTTGGTGCTGGTACTAAGAGATATACAAATAATACTTTAGGTTCAGTCAATTATGTGACTGGTCGAATCACACTAAATGATATTAATATTACATCTGCAACAAATAATGAGATTACTATCACTATTAAACCATCATCAAACGATGTTGTTTCAGTTAGAAGTCAGTTGGCTTTAATTGCTGAAGAACAAATCGTTGTAAATGCTGTTGTTGACAAAGTTGCCTCTGGCGAGACCTCTGGCGGATCTAATTATATCTTCACTTCAAGTCGTAGCTAATAATGGCACTCGTAAAAGCAAAAGTATCATCAGTCGTATCTAGACAAGTCCCCGAATTTATTCGTGAGGATAATACTCAGTTCATTGCATTTTTAGAAGCATACTATGAGTTTCTAGAACAAACTGAAAAGAGAAATCTCGAAAGCACAAGAGATATTGATGATACTATTGATAGTTTTATTCAGTACTTTAGAAATGAAGTGTTGTTACATGTTCCACTTTCTACTTTATCGGATAAACGCTATCTTGCAAAACAGATACACGAACTTTATCGTTCAAAGGGTACGACAAAGTCTTACGAATTCTTATTCAGAATTCTGTTTAATGAAACCCCACAATTATATTTCCCTAAAACGGATATGCTCCGTTTATCAGATGGTAAATGGGATCAGGCTGTTATTGTTCGTTGTATTGAAACCAGTGGAAATTCTTTTAATTTAATTGGTCAAACAATCAGTCAAGGCATAAGTCGTGCTAGTGTAGAATCAGTCATTAAATTTCAAATTGGTTCTGATACAATTGCAGAATTGACATTAAATGAAAAAAGTATTGTTGGAACATTCAATACTACAGATTCTATAACAGGATTAGACAATACCAATAACAGTACAATAACTCTTAACATACTATCAGTTATTACAGAATTTGATATTATTAATAATGGTTCATACTACAGAGTGGGTGATCCGATTGATTTACTTTCTGGTACTGGAACAGATGCGCAAATTGAAGTAACTAATATTGGTTACGGATCTATCGATGATATTATTATTGATTCACCTGGATCTGGATATAGCATCGGAACAGAATTAACATTTGATAATACTGATGCTGGTGATCTTGCTGCTTCTTTAGTAACAGCTAGAGCCATTATTACTGACATTGATGTTGATTCTATTCTTATGGAAGATGGTTCTAAATTACTCAGTGAGGATAGAGATCATTTTGACTTAGAGAATGTTACCACAGGTGGTATCAAAGCAATTTCTCTTTTAACTGGTGGATACTACTATAAGAAACTTCCTATTGTTTCTGCCACTGGCGGAACTGGTGCCAAACTTATTGCGATTGGTGATGGCATCGGTAGAGTCACCAAAGTTGGTATTACAAATCCAGGTGCACGATATGAGACTGCTCCTATTGCAGTATTCCCATACAATATTGTTGTTAAAGACATAACTGGATCATTCGCAGCTGGTGACGCAATAACAGTGCTACCACAGACAATGTCTTTAGAAACGGATATTGATGGTGAATTACTACTCGAGTCTGGTGATAAACTGGTTCTTGAGAGTCAACAAGTACCAAGTGGAACTATTTACTCTTATGATACTAGTCGAAATTTAATTACATTATACCCAACTTCAGATAGAATTGTTACTCAGTTAGAAAATTCAACTGGATATCTAATAACAGAAGATGGAAACTCATTTGTAAATGAAACTTCTGGTCAATTTGAGACAAATCAGACTATAACAAATAGTTCTGGTGCCACTGCTAAAATTATTTCTGGTTCTGGCAATCACGCTGAAGCTACAGGTGTTATTGGTGCAGTTAGTCGAACTCTTGGTAAGTTTATTAATGCCGATGGTAAAGTTTCTGAATCTTCAAAGAAAATTCAAGACTCTTTATTCTATCAAGAGTATTCTTACGTTATTAAAGTTGGTCAGTCTATCGATAAGTATCGTGATGCTGTCAAGAAACTGTTACACCCAATTGGTCTAGCATTATTTGGTGAGGTTACAGTCCAATCATTAGTTCGAGCACCTTCTGATGTAACACTACAGGTATCTGAATTACTAACAACTATTCGTTTATTCTTGGATATGAAGATGCGAGCAGTCGGTAACTACAGACGATCTGGATATGAGGATAATTCTGCTTTAGATAAAGAACAAGTTACTCTTATTATCACAGACTTTATCGCAAGCATTCTTGGTGTTAGAACAAGTACCTCTGAGTTCTTACCAACTCTAGTTTTACCTAATCTGACTCCAACAGAAGTTCATTTATTGGATCTTCGTGCAGAACTTGGAGAATCTTACAAGGTTATCTACCATAGCACATTTAATGAGGTAGTGCCGACTTATGCCAGCTCATTTGCTGACTTAGAATTAAGATCTATGCCATCGGCTGGTTCTCTTCAATTTGGACCAACTCTTGCATGGTTAGAAAGATGGAAATTTACTTTAGCTCCATATGCAGCTGGAACTAAAGAATCTATAGGTGTTTATAGAAATGCTTGGGATCAAGAGTATGATGCTCCAAACCAAGGATATTGGGATACATACGCAAACACACAAATTAAGGATTTTGGTAGTATTACCATTTTAGATGTTATAAATAATCCTAATAGAAGAACAAATTTCGCTAAAGAAGCGTATATCACTATAATTAAACAAGATGGCGTCTATACTTTCGATGGAAGTGAAACTGTAGATGACGACTTCATCACAATGGACGAATTGGATGTTCGATTCGATTCTAGCATAACAACGGATACTGTACGAATAACATTTGATACAGTATAACAGGAGAAATAAATGGCAAAATTAAATATTGGAATCGGTTCTGCAGCCAACGATGGAACAGGCGATACACTTCGTGTCGCTGGTGGTAAAATTAATGACAATTTTAGCGAGATCTATAATGCATTAGGTACTGGCTCAGCAATCACCCTAACATCTAGCGTTGCAGAATTAAACATCTTGGATGGTGTTACTTCCACTACTGCAGAATTAAACATCTTGGATGGTGTTACTTCCACTACTGCAGAACTTAATATTTTAGATGGTGTTACATCTACTGCAGCTGAATTAAATATTCTGGATGGTGCTACTCTTACTACTACAGAACTAAACTATGTAGATGGTGTTACATCTGCTATCCAAACTCAATTAGATGCTAAGGCTGCAACTTCTAGTTTAGCCACAGTGGCTACTTCTGGTTCTTATGCAGACTTGTCTAGTACACCAACTATTCCTACTGCTTCTTCATTAAGCGTAGATGACCTAATCTCTTTGTCTGGTGTTGCTGAAGGTTCTGCAAATCTTGGAACTTTTACTGGAACTACTATTGCTGATAATCAAACGATTAAGCAAGGATTACAAGCATTAGAAACCTCATTAGAAGGTAAACAAGCAAGTATCACTACCACATTAACATTAACAGTTTCAACTAGCGTACCAGCAACTCCAGCGAATGGAATGTTTGCTGTTGCAGATGGCAACACTGCTGGATGGGATCCAAAAGGAACTAACGCTGGTGTATCGTACCCAGTATTCTATAACGGCAGTTCATGGACTGCCCTGTATTAATCTATAAAAGGAAAATAAAATGGCTGCAATTATAACTTCAAAATTCCGCATCCACAATGCGCAATCTTTCAAAGAAGGTTTCTCAGAAGCTGCTGCGTCTAACATGTATCTTGGTATTGGTCGTCCACAAAGTTGGACAAGCGATAACTCTCCAGATACTCCAGTTGACACAGTATCTGAAGAATTATACTATTGGCAAGATATGCTCGCTGCAAAGCGTATTCAATCTTCAGACGTAGCACATGCTATTCCACGACGTGATTGGACTTCTGGTCAATATTACGACATCTATCGTCATGACTACAACGGCACTACTGCTGGTGTAAACATTTCTTCAGGTGGTGGTACAACTCCAGCAAATCTATACGCTGCAAATTTCTTCGTTGTTACTGATGAGTATAATGTCTACAAATGTTTAGATAACAGAAATGCAGCAAACACAGTTATTGCTTCTACAACAAAACCAACAGGCACTTCCACTTCAGCTATTACTACTGCTGACGGATATGTTTGGAAGTTTATGTATACAATTTCTCCAGCTGATGTTATCAAGTTTGTTTCTACAGACTTTATTCCAGTTAAGACTTTACCAAGCAATCCTGGATCTACTGATGCTTACTACGATCAGTGGCTAGTTCAAGACGCTGCAGTTGATGGTTCTATTAATAATATTTTAGTGACTGCTGCAGGTACTGGTTACCTATCAACTCCAACTGTTACTATCAATGGCGATGGCACTGGTGCAACTGCCACAGCAGTTAGAGATGCAGGTAGCAATACTATTACTGCAATTACTATTACTAACGCTGGTTCTGGATATACATACGCAACTGTTGCTATCTCTGGTGGCAGTGGTTCTTCTGCTACTGCATCTGCAATTATTACACCAAAGGGTGGTCATGGTGCAGATCCAGTTGAGGAACTCGGTGGTTACTATGTAATGATGAACGTGCGTTTAGAGTACGATGACGGATCTGGTGACTTCCCAGTTGATAACGACTATCGTCGTATCATGTTAATTCGTGATCCATACAACTATGGAACAACAACTGTTTCTACAGCTACTACATTGAAGGCAACTAAAGAGTTGACTTTCTCTAGTGGTACTGGTACATTCCAACAAGATGAAACTATTACTGGTGGAACATCTGGTGCAGTTGGTCGTATCGTTTCTGTAAGTGGAACAACAATTCGTTACATTCAACTACGCACTGATAATGCAACTGGTGCTACATTCTCAACTAGTGAGACTATTACAGGTGGAACATCTAGTGCAACAGGTACTGTTGCAACTAAGACTAATCCTGAAATTCAGCCATACAGTGGTGATGTAATCTACGTTGAAAATCGTCGCCCAATTAATCGTGCCAGTGACCAGATTGAAGATATTAAAATCATCGTAGAGATGTAAATAAATAATAAGTAAAGTTTAATAGAGAAACTATAATGACCATTAATTTTAATGTATCGCCATATTATGACGACTACTCTGAGGATGACAAATACCTTAAAGTATTGTTTCGTCCAGGATTTCCAGTACAAGCGAGAGAACTAACACAACTGCAGACAATTCTGCAAAATCAGATCGCTCGCCATGGTGACCATATGTTCCGTCAGGGAGCAATGGTTCTTCCAGGACAAATCTCATTTGATGATGGTTTTAATTATATAAAACTGCAACCTACATATAATGGTGTTTCTGTTGATACATACATTGAAGAAATTGTTGGATACAATATTGTTGGTAATACCACTGGTGTTAAGGGTAAAGTAGTTGCTGTTACAACTTCTACTACTTCTGACTCTCCAACGATTTATGTAAAATATATCCAATCAGGTACAGATACTTTAACTAAAACTTTTGATAATAACGAAATTCTCACTACTGAGGATGCTCCAATTGCTCGTGCATTTACTAGCGTATTAGCAGATGCAACTGGTGTTGGCTCTGCAGCTCAAATCGAGCGTGGTGTTTATTACGTTAATGGTTTCTTCATGTTGGTTGCAAGTCAAACATTGTTGCTTGACAAATATACCAATACTCCGACATATCGTGTTGGACTTAAACTTACTGAATCTATTATCACTCCAGAAGAAGCTGCAGCACTACAGGATAATGCTCAAGGTTCTTCTAATTTTGCAGCTCCAGGTGCTCATCGTTACAAGACTGATCTTACTCTTGAAAAACGAACTATTGAAACGATTGAAGATAAAGACTTTGTTGAATTATTGCGAGTTAGAAATGGTCAGATTCAATACAAGGTTCGCACAACTGACTATTCAGTAATCGAACAAACTCTTGCTCGTCGTACTTTTGATGAATCTGGTAATTATGTTGTTCGTAATTTTCCATTAGATATTCGTGAGCATCGTGATAACAATCGTGGTGCTTGGGCAGAAAACACCTCTTACATAATTGGTGATATTGTATCTTATGCAATTTCAGGTACTACAAACTATTACACTGCAACTACAAGTGGATCTTCTGGCGCACAACCTCCGATTCATAGCAGTGGTACAGCTACTGATGGTATTGGTGGTGTCACTTGGAAATATACTGCATTAACTGCTCTAAAGTATAATCGTGGTATTTTTGATCCAGAATCTGAAGAAGGCGATGAGAGCAAACTTGCTCTTGGTTTAGAGCCAGGAAAAGCATACGTTCAAGGTTATGAAATTGAGAAGATTGGTACTGAATATCTTCCTATTGATAAAGCCAGAGATTTTGCTCGTGTAGCCGATACTCAAATTCAAACTACTGTTGGTAACTATATTTTAGTCACTAACATTAATAATATTCCACGTGTTGACAATTATCAAACAGTTGATTTGTATGATCAACTAACTGCTTCTTTAGGTACTGCTGCAGGATCTAAAATTGGTACTGCACGTGTTCGTGGTATTGAATTGCATACTCTTGGTGCTTCTCGTGCTGCAGACGTATACAAATTGCAATTAGCAAACGTAGCATTAAACTCTGGTAAGAATTTTAATCTTGATGTTAAACAGATTTACTTTAATGCTGGTTCTACTGGAACTAACTTTACATCAGATATTTCTCCATACCAAACTAGACTAACAGGTTCTGTTTCAGCTTCTTCGTCAACAACTCTTGTTGGTGTTGGTACTCGTTTTACAACAGAACTCAGAGTTGGTGATTGGATTTATATTGGAAGTTCTTCAATTACTCGTCGTATTGCTACTATTGCTAGTGATACTTCATTAACAGTTAATGCAAACGTAACTGCAGCTGGTTTTGCGATTAGTCGTTTATCAACTGCTCTTATTGAACCACAGTATTCACCATTGTTGTTTAATTTACCATTTTACGCAACTCGTAAACTAAGAAGCGTAGATGATACAACTATTGGAACTTCATATACTACAACTCAGCGTTTTGTAACAACATCATCTGCTGACTTGGGTAGTACTTGTACTTTAACAATTAATGCTGTTGGTTCTGCCGACACATTTGCTTCTTCTGCACAGGCTAATAATTATCTCTTGGTAGTTACCTCTACGGGTGAAATTGTTGTTCCTTCTGGAATTAACGTAGTGTCACCTGCATTACGCCAAGTTATTTTTACTTTACCTGATACTTACGCAACTACTCAGTTTACTATTCTTGCAGCAATTCGTAAGACTTCTATTGATGCTAAAGAAAAGACTAAGACTCTTACAAATACTACATTAACAATTTCTACTAAAACTACTGGTACTGCTCCAACTATTAAATTAGGTAAAGCAGACGTATGGAGAGTTTCTGGTATCAAAATGGATACTGGTACTTGGGCATCTCCTACTGGCATTTATACAACTGACATTAATGATTACTTCTCATTTGACGATGGTCAAAGAGATGATTACTATGATGTGGGCAAATTAACATTAAAGCAGGGTTATCCTGTTCCAGCAGCACCATTCCAAGTTACATTTGATTATTTTGAACATGGTACTGGTGACTATTTCTCAGTAGATTCATATACTGGTTCTGGTATTCGTTACGAAGAAATTCCTTCATACTCTGGATATCCATTACGTGATGTTCTAGATTTCCGTCCAAGAATTGATGATACTGGCACAGACTTTGTTTCTGCTGGTGCTTCATTGACACAACTTCCAAAACGTGCAGTAAACGTGGAAGCTGATATGTCTTACTACCTATCACGTAGAGACAAAATTGCAATTGACTTTAATGGAAACTTCTTCCAGATTAAAGGTGTTCCATCTTTAAATCCTGCTGAGCCAGAAGATCCAAAGAATGGTATGGTTCTTTACAAATTAAATCTTGAGCCATATACTTTCGGTACTGCAGCTGGTAACATTCAAATTCAATCAATCGATAATCGTCGCTACACAATGCGTGATATCGGTGCTCTTGAAAAACGTATTGATACTCTAGAATATTATACTTCACTATCGTTGCTAGAACAAGAAACTGTAAGTTTAACTATCCCTGATGCTCAAGGTTTAGATCGTTACAAGAATGGTTTTATTGTTGATAGTTTTAGTGGTCATGGAGTTGGTGATGCGACTAACCCAGACTACAAGTGCGCCATTGATATGGAGTCAAAAGAACTTCGTCCATTCTATCGCATGGATAACGTAAACTTAATCGAAAAGAGTTCTACAACTGCACAACGAACTGCAAACAAATATGCACTAACTGGTGATGTTATCACATTACCATACACAAATATCGAGTTTATCAAACAGGCAGTATCGTCTCGTGTTGAAAACGTAAACCCATTTGCGATCTTTACATTTATTGGTAACATTCAATTAAACCCATCTTCTGATGAGTGGTTTGAAGTAGATCGTCGCCCAGATGTTATTAATAACGTAGAAGGTAACTTTGAAGCAATCCGCACAGCACTTGAAAGATCTGGTGCTCTTGGTACAGTTTGGAATGCATGGCAGACTCAATGGACTGGTTCTTTTACTGAGGTTGGTCGTGTAAGATACACTGCTGGTGATAACTGGGCATCTGGCTTTGGTGATGTTCGTATTTCTATCGATGAGATGAATCGTCGTTTCGGTGGTGGCGGTGGTGATAATGCTCGTCAAGCCACAGTTGCTACAATTGCTCGTCAAGTTGGTCAAGCAAGAAGTGGTGTTACTACTTCGGTTGTGGCTAAGGTTGATAGACAACTGGTTGAAGACAAAGTTCTATCAACTGCTGTTATCCCATTTATTCGTTCACGTGGTGTTCTAATTCAAGCTAAAGGTTACAAACCATTAACAACTTTATATTCATTCTTTGATAGTATTAATGTTAATGCTCATATTCAACCAGCAACTCGTATTCCATTTGACTCAGTTACTGGCTTTGGATCAGAATTTGATACTACTACAAACGTAGGTTCACAATCAGCTGAAACTGCTCGTCGTATTGGTGGTGAAAATACTGCGAATACTATTTCTGCACTAAATCGTGGTGATATTATTACTGGTTTAACATCTGGTGCTACTGCAGTTTGCGTTGGATATGAAATTTCTTCTACTGGTGCTAAAGCAGTTTATGTACTGAACATTAATGGCACTTTCCAATCTGGTGAAATCATCACTGGTTCGATTTCTAGTGCACGTGGTACAATTAATGCATCTGTGACTCCAAAAGTTAAGGGTAATGCATTAGTATCTAACTTTAGTGGTGATGTATATGGATTATTCACTATTCCAAACACTGATGCTTTACGTTTCCGCACTGGTATTAAAGAACTAAGAATTACCGACTCTGCTGGTAATGCAGGTGACTTCACTTCTCGTGGTAGTGTTCAGTATCGTGCACAAGGTATTCTTGAGACTAAACAAGCGACAATCAATGCTGTTCGTAATGCAACTGTTGCTTCTGAAGTTGCCAATCAAACTAGAACTATTACTGAAACTGCAGAACGTGTAGTTGGTGATACTGGCTGGTGGGATCCATTGGCACAGACATTCTTGGTACAACAAAAGGGTGGTGCGTTCTTAACTGGCATTGATATTTTCTTTGCTTCTAAAGACTTAAACATTCCTGTCAATTTAGAGATTCGTGAAGTTGTGAATGGATATCCAGGTAAGCGTGTTCTTCCATTCTCTAAAGTTTCTATTAACCCAAACAAAGTTAATATCTCAGCAAATACTGTGACAGTTGAAGGTACTGTTTATAAAGCACCTGATACTGCGACTCGTTTCACTTTCCCAAGTCCAGTTTATGTACAAGATGCAACTGAATATTGTATCGTACTATCATCTGATTCAAACAACTATACAGTTTGGATTTCTCAGATGGGTGATAAAGTTGCAGGAACAGATCGCTTTATTTCTGAACAACCATATCAAGGTGTATTCTTTAAATCTCAGAATGCGTCAACATGGACTGCTGATCAATCTCAAGATTTGATGTTCACGATTTATCGAGCACAATTCCAAACCAATGTTATTGGACAAGTAGATTTTGTAAACGATGTTCTACCAAATTCAATTTTAGAATCTGATCCATTCCAAACTACTTCTGGTTCTCCAAAGGTTCGTGTATTCCATACAGATCATGATATGTATGTTGGATCTAAAGTTCGTATTCAAGGTGTTGCTTCTGGAACATATAATAACATTCCAAGTGCACAACTAAATGCAACTCATACTATTACTGACGTAGATTTAGATTCTTACGTAATTACTGTAACTAACAATGCCAATGCAACTGGTTTTGTTGGTGGTGATACTGTTGAAGCAACTGATAACGTACAGTTTGATTCGTTACAACCAATCGTTCAGACACAAAACTTCTCACAGACTAATACTGAATATTTTGTTAAGTCTACTAGTGGTCGTTCAATTGATGGTGCTGAAGTTCCTTACATTAGCCAAACTTCACCTGATTCAGTCTTAATCAATGAAACTAATGTTTATACTTCACCAAGAGTAATTGGTTCAGAAGTTAATGAAAGTAACTTCTTGAGTGGAGATAAGTCATTGACATTCTCTTGTCAGATGATTACAACTAACGATTCTGTATCTCCAGTTATTGATACTCATAGAACTTCATTAGTTTGTATCCACAATAAGATTAATAACGCTACTCAGGCTAATACTAATATTTCGCCTATTGATAATAGAACTGCAACTTCTGCAAAGACTACTATTGCCTTTACGACAACTGGTATATCCACATCAGACACTAATACTAAATTAGACTTATTAACTATTGGTGTTGGTCGTTATGTGACAATCTCAGGTGCTGCAGACGCTGGTAATAATGGAACATTCCTAGTAACTAACGTGGCAGTTGATGGATCGTCTATCACATTGAATAGTACATTTACTGCTCGTACAGCTGGTTCTGGATCTGCAGGTACAATTACAGTTGTTTCTTTAGATAAATTCTACGATGAAATTGCTCCGTACAATGGTTCACAAGTTAGCAAATATGTAACTCGTAGAATCAACTTAGCAAATCCATCTACGTATCTGAAGATTCGTATGGCAGTAAACTTACCAACTAACGCTGGTATCGATGTTTACTACAAACTAAATAATGTTGGTTCCAATATTGACTTCAGCACAGTTCCATATACTTTAATCTCTCCAGATGAAGTTATTGCTAGAACAACTACTCCAGATCGTTTCGTGGATGTTGAATATTCATTATCTGATTTAACTCAGTTTGATGGAATTACAGTTAAGATTGTATTTAAGTCTACTAGTTCTGCTGAAATTCCACGTGTTAAAGATCTACGTATTATAGCGTGTGCATAATGGAATACTTAAAAGTGCAAGGTGAGGATGGATTAGTTCGAGATGTATACAGTCAAGCCATCCTAAATACTAATAATAAAGAATATGAGTCTTATATTGCTCGCAGAGATGCAATGAAGGCTCAAAAATTAGAACTCGAGAGGCAAGGAAAAGAACTAACTCAGGTTAAATCGGATCTATCCGAAATTAAACAGATGCTTTCAATTCTTATAAATAAACAATAATGGCACTCCCAACTCCAGTCACTACCGTACCGCAAACTGATTCATTTGATCAGTGGCGAGTAAAAACCAATTCGGTTATTTCCCAATCCAATCAAACTGTGGTGGATGTTGGCGACTTAGCCACTCTGGCTGGTGGAGAAACAACCATCGTTTCCGCTGTAAATGGTGGACGAAACTTTTCAATTGCAATTTCAATCGCATTAGGATAATAAAACATGGCGAACACCTTTAAAAATGCATTAGCACGAAACGTCGGAACTACGGCAGTTACTGTGTATTCTGCTCCATCTTCTAAAAACTCAATCTGCATCGAATTGGACGTTTGTAATACTACCAATAGTGGTGTTACTGTTGATGCTTATATCACTTCGAGTTCAAATAACTACTACATCGTTAAGGGTGCTCCAGTTCCTGTTGGTGGTTCACTACAGATTATCGCTGGACAAAAGATTGTTCTAGCAAACACGGATGCTCTTAAAGTTGTTTCATCAACGGCTTCGTCACTAGACATTATAGCCAGCATTTTGGAAGATGTTTGATCATGCCGATTCAAAAAGGACCAGCTAATCTAGGTACAGGTGTCATTGAGACGGCTGAGTTAGCATCTAATTCAGTTACTACTGCAAAGTTAGCAACAACACTAACAGTTACCCACGCACTGGGTTCTGCAAGCACTCCTTCGATCACATTTACTGGTGATACTAATACTGGTATCTTTTCACCGACTGCTGACACTATTGCTTTTGCTGAAGGTGGTACAGAGGTGGTGCGTATCGACTCTAGTGGTAATGTTGGTGTTGGTACCACTACACCTGTGGCAAAACACCACATAAAAGGTTCTGGCACAAGTGGACAAACAACAGCATCACTAATAGTAGAAAATTCTTCTTCTGGAACAATTGGTTTAGATATTACTGGAACTGCTGGTTCTAGTTATGCAAGATTAAGATACGGTGGTGGTCCAAGTACTGGCACTAATGCTATGACTGGCGATGCTGCGCTAATTGGTCTAGAAGGTTCCAGTGTTGGTTTCCAACAAATTAAATTTGCATCAACTCAAGTTGCTTCATCTGACGCAAATACGCTAGATGATTATGAAGAAGGTACGTTTACCAGCACTATTGCTCGCAATGGTGGTTCTTTTACATCTACTGGATATTATACAAAAATTGGTCGTTTAGTGCAATTTTTTATATCAATATCGTACGACGCATCTACTGGAACAACTAATAACTTACAAACTGTTAGTTTACCATTCGTTACTGCATCTAGTGGAAACAGTGCTGCAGCAACAGCTGGGCTTATGTATAATATGACATCTACAAATGGATCAACACTTTATCCAGGATTTATTGCACCACCTGGAGCAAGTATTATTAATTTGTATATGTCTCAGTATAATACAACAGAAGGATACCTACGATTTAATGGTGGTGGTGCATACTTTTCAGTTAATATAACTTATATAACAAATTAAATTAACTAACCCATATCGATTAGCAACCAAGTATAAATAAAGAATAACAGAAGAGTAAATCAATGGCATATATCGGATCAATACCAGCATATCAAGCATCTGGAGTTCGCCCACGTGACGAGTTCACGGCAGATGGCACACAGATTTGCTTCCCATTATCACAATCTGTTCCAGGTTCTTTTGAATCAGGTGTAACGATTGTTCTAGATAACGTGCCACAACAACCAGTTGAGGCATTCACTGTTGTTGATACTAGAACACTTACTCTTACTTCTATCTCTGGTACATTTACAGTAAACGAAACAGTTACTGGTACAACAAGTGCTGCAACTGGTACTGTTCTTAAAGTCAATCTTAATAACATTATTATTCGTGGTCTTACTGGAACATTTAGTTCTTCAGAGACTATCACTGGTGGATCTTCTTCTGCAACTGCCACAACTACAAGCGTAACAATCAATACTGGTTCTGGAATTTTATTCTCAGAAGCACCAACAGCTGCATCAGTCATCTATGTGGTGCACGAAGGTAATGCGACTTATAATCTAGTCCCTACTGCAGCTTCGGTTGGTCCATCTCAGTTGGCAGACAATCTAAGAAACTTTACTGTTGATACATTCACTGGTGACGGCACAACAACTACATTTACACTGAGTGATACACCATCATCTGCAAATTCACTTTTAGTGATGGTTGATGGTATCGTTCAAACAAGAACTACAAACTATACACTTTCTGGTGCAGTCGTTACATTTACTGATGCTCCAGATTCAAGTGCAGCAATTACAATTATTCATCTTGGCTTTAGCACTATTTCCAGAACTGGTTTAGTGGATGGTTCAGTTACCACTGCCAAGATTGCTGATAATGCAATCACTTCAGCTAAACTTGGCTTTGATGTTATTGTTGCTGAAGACATCGCTGCAAATGCGATTACAGTTTCAGAGATTCAGAATGGTGCAGTTACTCCAGCCAAGTTAAGTACTGGTGGTCCAGCATGGGATGCTGATGGTAATGTATCGACACAAAGTGGTGGAGATTTAACCTTTACTGGTACTGGTAATCGTATTACTGGTGACTTTAGTAATGCTACTGGAGCTAATCGTGTTGCGTTTCAGACAAGCACAACCAACGGCAATACTATTCTAAATGTTATACCAAATGGAACAGCAACCAATACACAATTAAGATTATTTAACGCTGCTGACCCTGATAATGCTTCAATAGCTCAATATATAGCTTTAAGCGGAACAGAAGTTCGTATTGCTTCTGCAATTGCTGGAACAGGAACATACCTACCACTAACAATGTACACAGGCGGTAGCGAAAGACTACGCATCACTACTGCTGGTGTAGTAGAACTAACTAGCGGACAATTAAAATTTCCAGCAACTCAATCTGCTTCTGCTGATGCAAACACACTAGATGATTATGAAGAAGGTTCGTTTACACCAACATTAGGTGGTAGTGGAAATTCATTTACCACTACAAGTAGCGGAAATTATATCAAAGTTGGTAATTCTGTTACTGTTATGATTAAAATACAATGGTCAGCCAAAAGTGGATCTTCAGGTGTGACAATAGCATTACCATTTATGCCTGCGGGCGAGCGTGGTGGATTTTCTATCGGAATGGTTACTGCTTCAACAATAGTTAGTTCATCACAAATTTTATATGCTCAAGTAGATGGTGGTGTTCAGACAATCAATTTGCGATATAGTAACAATGGTGCATCATGGTCTGCTTTTACGCCATCTAATATGGGAACTAGTGGTGAGATTCATGTAGCAGGATCATATATTGTATAATTAACTAACCCATATTAGGTTAGTCGGACTTTTTAACAACAAAGGAAATCAAAATGGCATTAACTAAAGAACAAGTAATCGACAAAGTAGAAGTAGTGGAAAACGGTACTCTACAAGTTCGTGAAGTAACAAGAATTCTAGAAGATGGTAAACAATTATCTTCTTCTTATCATCGTTGGTCATTCGCTCCAGGTTCAGATGTTTCTGATCAACCAGCAAATGTACAAGCAATCGCTGCAGCTGCATGGACTCCAGAAGTTATCGCTGCATATGAAGCACAACTTGATGCAAATGTATTACCAACTGCATAAATAATAAGACATAATAGAGATCAAAGATGGCACTATCAAAAATAAAAACTAATAGTATTGCTGACAATGCGATCACTTCTACTAAAATTGGAGTGGATGTTATTGTAGCGGAAGATCTTGCCAGTAACTCTATCACAGTCGCTGAGATTGCCAGCAATGCAGTCACAACTGCTAAAATCTTAGATGCCAATGTTACTTCTGGTAAACTAGCGTCTAGTATTACCATTACTACTTTAACTGGTACTAACGATGCCACTATCTCAGGTCTTACTGTTGGTAAGGGTGCAGGTTCAGATAGCGGTTCTACTGTTTTAGGAAGCGGAGCATTAGCTGGTTCAAATACAGGTGCCAATAATTTAGCTATAGGTAAAAACACTTTAGCAGTAAATACATCAGGGGCACAAAATACTGGCTTGGGTTATGCAACTCTTAATGCAAATACATCTGGAGCAGACAATGTAGCTATTGGACATATTGCTTTATATGGCAACACCACAGGCTCAAGTAATGTGGCTATTGGCAGACAAGCGTTACAAGCAAACACAACAGCTTCTTATAACACTGCTGTGGGTTATCAGGCTTCTTACACAGGAACAACTGGAGAGCGAAACACCAATTTGGGGTATCAGGCAGGATATACGCCTACTACTGCAAGTGAAAGCACTTTTGTTGGTTATAAAGCAGGATTTGCAAAAACAACAGGGGATGCTTGCACCTTTATTGGTAACACAGCGGGCACTGCCGTTACAACTGGCGTAACCAACACATTTGTAGGTTCAAGTTCTGGCAATACAGTTACTACTGGTTCTAAAAACACCATTCTTGGTTCTTACAACGGCAACCAAGGCGGTCTAGACATCCGTACAGCAAGTAACTACATTGTGTTATCTGATGGTGATGGTAGTCCTAGATTGCGTTGTGATAATAATGGTGAGTGGTATTCTCCTGGTGCGCTTGTCACAGGTAATACAATTACAGCAAACGTAAATGGTCCAAATTATTCAGGGAATAGCTACGCTGCTAGTGGTAGTAGCTTTTTTCTCAATATGTATCTTTCTGGTACACAACAATTTTATGTATCAAATAACGGAACAATTTACACTCGTGGTTCTACAACAATTCAAGCTATCTCAGACCAATCTCTTAAAACGAATATTGTTGATATTCCTTATGGACTTAATACTGTAGTTGCTTTGAAGCCAAGGCAGTTTGATTGGATAGAAGGTCAAGGCGATGGTAAAACTGGAAAACTTGGTTTTATTGCACAAGAAGTAAATGCAGTATTACCACAAATTACAGACACCTTTGGCGAGTCTGAATTAATGACACTGGGTACAACCGATTTAATTCCTGTCATGGTCAAAGCAATCCAAGAACTCAAAGCAGAATTTGATGAGTACAAGCGTACACATCCCTAAATAAACAAAGAGAACAAACATGGCACTCACAAGATTAGAAACACCAGCAATCAAAGACTTAGCTGTCACCACTGAAAAACTTGCCAGCGATGCAGTTACTAGTGCTAAGATTGCTCCAGATACAATCACATTATCAGACGTCAACACCGAAGTCGAAGAGACTGGGATTGCCTACTCAATCGTTTTCGGTGGCTAAAAGGAAAATAACACATGGCTTCTTCGTTCAAAAATGCAGCAGTTGTTTTATCAGATACAAGTAGAACAGACTTATACACTAGTCCAAGTTCAACAACTGCAGTAGTACATAATCTTACTATCACAAATATTGATGGTACAAACAGTGCTAACATTACTATCGAATTCTACGATAGTTCTGCCACTACTTACTATAAACTAGCTTACCTAGTTCCAGTGCCAGCAGGTTCAACATTAATTTTCGATAAGCCAATCAATCTAGAAACTGGCGATAAGATTAGTTTAACTGCTTCAGCAGGTGGCGATCTATCTGGTTATGCTTCAGTAATGCAGATCACTTAAGGATAAGACATGGCTCTTACTCAAGTAACTGCAGGAATACTAGACAATAGCACCCAAACATACGGTATGAAAAACCGTATCATTAATGGTGACATGCGTATTGATCAGCGTAATGCTGGTGCAAGTGTAACTCAAAACGATACAGGTATCTACACTTTAGATAGATGGTCTGCATATGGTGTTGTTACTTCTAAATTTGCAGTTCGACAAAATGTTAATTCTGTAACTCCACCAGCTGGATTTAAAAACTATCTTGGAATAACTTCATCCTCTGCTTATTCTATAACATCAGGCGACATTTATATCGTTCAACAAAATATTGAAGGTTATAATGTTGCAGATTTAGCATGGGGTACTGCCAGTGCATCTACTGTAACTCTTTCTTTTTGGGTTCGTAGTTCACTAACTGGTACTTTTGGTGGTTCCCTTACTGCAGGTAATAGCAGAAACTATCCTTGGTCTTACACGATATCTTCCGCAAATACTTGGGAATATAAAACAATAACTATTCCAGGTGATACATCTGGAACTTGGGGTTCAACTAATGGTACTGGAGTTATTGTTAATTGGAGTTTAGGTACTGGTTCAACTTATAGTAACACTGCTGGTGCATGGACAGCTTCTTCATCATATTCTGTTCCAGGTGCGACTAGCCTAGTTGGTACTAGTGGTGCTACATTGTACATTACTGGTGTTCAGTTCGAAAAAGGTTCTACTGCTACTCAGTTTGATTATCGTTCATTTGGCACTGAGTTGGCTTTGTGTCAGAGATATTTTGAAATTTTCGCAAATGGTGCAAATTCGTTTTTAGTTGGATCATCAAACAGTTCTAGTGGCAACGAATGGGATTATCATTTTAAATTTATGGTGCAAAAACGTGTTAGTCCAACTGGCGCAGTTGTTGGGACTTGGACATATAATAATACTAATGCTACTTATTCATATATTGCAAACACTGGATTAGATGGATTTAATTATATTCAGATAGCAACAGCAAATGGAAGAATTTACACCTATAATACTGGTGGTGGTTATATGACATTTTCAGCGGAGTTATAAATGTACAAGATAAGAAAACTAATTGAAGTTGAAACTGGTGTCGTTCGCTTATTAGACAATGCCTTTATACCATTCGATCCAGCTAACACTGATTATCAAGAATACCTAAAGTGGGTTGCAGAAGGTAATACACCACTCCCAGCAGAGGAATAAATAAGAGTATGTTCTTAGATAACAAATACTCTCAATGGTACCAAAAGTTAGTTGAGGGTGCTGTTATTAGAAATTGGAGTAAGAAGACTGCTCCTTGTTATACAGAGAAACATCATATTATTCCTAGAAGTTTAGGTGGTGATAATACTAAAGATAATTTGGTTTATTTGACTGCAAGAGAACATTTTGTGGCGCATTTGTTATTAACGAAAATGTGTGATGGTATGCAAAAATCTAAAATGCATTTTGCGTTACATATGTTTAATATAACTCCTGGTCATACTGAACGATATATGAATTCAAATCTTTATGAGTATGTAAGAAAAGGTTATGCAGAAGCCGTTAGTAGAACGCATTTAGGTGTGCCAAAACCGCAGACTGCAGAAGGTATAAGAAAGATTAAAGAAGCAAGAGCCAAACAAGTTTTTAGTAAAGAAACTATTGACAAACGAAACATGACTATTGCTTCTTTGATTTGGATTAATAATGGAATTAAATGTTCTAGAATTAAACCAGAGTTGTTAGATAAATATACAGAAGATGGTTGGTCTATTGGTAGATTAACTAATTATGTTACTGAAGATTATAAAAATAAATTGAGTTTTTCTGGCACACAAGACTGGCAGAAACGAAAAGGACTATAAATGTATTTTGGGAATAACCCTCTCTCAGCGTCTTACCTAACTGATTACTTCAGTGGTAACAACACGACTGTAGCATTCACTCTTTCACGAGCACCAGTATCTGCTTCTTCTGTTATCATCACTATCTCTGGTGTTAAACAGGCAGCATCGACATACGGTGTTTCTGGAACAACTCTAACATTCTCTGCTGCACCTCCAACTGGCACAAACAATATTGAAGTGCTACATCTTGGTGTTCAGCCAGATACAGTTGTTCAACCATCATACAGAACAATCACAGAATTTACAGCGACTGCAGGACAGACTTCTTTCTCTCCTGCTTCTTACACTGCTGGATACATTGATGTGTATCGCAATGGTGTTAAACTAGGATCTGCAGACTTCACAGCAACAAACGGCACAACAGTAGTATTGGCAAATGCCTGTGCAGCTGGTGACTATGTTCGCTTTGAAGGATTCTTGATTACTACATTCAACAACGCTATTCCAAATACGAATGGTGCAGTTGGTGACAGTTTGATTGCTTCACTAAGTGCAAGTAAGTTGACTGGTTCGAGAACAATCCCTTCAGCGAGTATGCCTGCAGGTTCAGTGCTACAAGTGGTTAGCACAATAACATCAACAACAACAACATTAACAAATATGTCCACTTGGACAGATATAACAAATCTTTCTGTTTCTATTACTCCTTCTAGTGCATCAAGTAAAATTTTAGTTCTTGCTTCGGCTTCGTATGAAATTTTTAGATCTGCAATTGAGGTTGCAGGTGCATTAAAAATAGTTAGAAATTCAACCGATGTATTTGCACAATACAATAACTCACTTGGTTTAGAGGCAGGATTAAGTACTGGATCAAGAATTTATTTTGATGGTCAATGGAATGGAATGGTTTTGGATTCTCCATCAACAACAAGTTCTGTTACTTATAAAATTCAAGGGTATAATACACAAAATGCTAATAGTGGTAGACTAATAGTTAATGCACAAACTAACAATCAAAGTTCAATAACTGTTATGGAGATTGCAGCATGAGAACATTAAATAAAATTGACGCAATATATTCTTTAGCTCCAGATGCATCATTTTCATTGGATGGTGATAATATTATATGGATTAATCCATTAGTTGCTCCAGTATCAGACGAACAAATTACAGCAGAGTTAGTTCGCTTACAAGCAGAATACGATAATAAAGAATATCAAAGACTTCGTGCAGCAGAATATCCTACCATCGGTGATCAATTAGATGCACTATGGAAAGGTGGCGATGCAGCTACCGAAATGCTTGCATTGGTACAAGCAGTAAAGAACAAGTATCCTAAGGGAACAGAATAATGACACAAGCAGTCGCACTAGCACAATTAGGTAACAGCGGTGTAAACTTCCGTAATAAAATTATTAACGGTAACTTTGATATTTGGCAAAGAGGAACGTCGTTCACTACTGCTGGATATTCTGCCGATAGATGGTTAACCAGTGCAGATACTAATTCTGGCTGGACTGTTTCTAGACAAGCATTTTCTGCTGGACAAACTGAAGTTCCAGGTGAGCCAACATATTTTATGAGATTTGCAATTTCTGCCAGCAATTTAGCTGGTCCAGTATTTCAACAAAAAATTGAAGATGTTAGAACTTTCGCAGGTAAAACTGTAACAGCATCATTTTACGCTAAAGTATCTTCTGGTAGCACATTCACTCCTGGTTATTTTAGAATGACTCAGAATTTTGGTTCTAGTGGCTCTGCTGACGCTTATGTTGTTGCAAATGAAACAGTGACACCACTTACTAGTTCTTGGGTTAAATATACATATACATTTAATGTTCCTTCAATTTCTGGTAAAACTATCGGTGCAGGAAATTATGTAACTTTTATGTTTAGAATTCCAGACTCTACTACAACTACTGTTGATTTTGCACAAGTACAAGTTGAAGAAGGTAATACTGCAACGGCATTTGAACAACGTCCAATTGGTGTAGAGTTAGCATTATGTCAGAGATATTATGAGCAATGCGGTAATTACTGGTGGTGTAGTGGAGAAACCACTAACTATAACATTGTTGTTGCTGGATATTTTGCTGTTCCTAAAAGAGCAACACCTACAATAAGTCTTTTGTATACAGATTTGTTCATTTATCAGTTTGGAGTTTCCAATAGAAATGGAAGTTCATGCTCAATAATTTCACAGTCTCAGTTTAATACTTCTGGTGGACAATTAAAAGTTGCTGGATGGAGCACTATCACAACTGGTCAACTATATGGTATGGGTGGTAGCCAAGCAGCTGGCAATAATGTGCAGCCTTTTGCAGCATCAGCGGAGTTATAAAAATGTATAAATTACCAATCCTTTTTAACAATGAACCTGTAAGTTGTATTATTACAGAAGATGGAAGAAAATCAATTCCATTCGACCCAGACAATATAGACTATCAAGAATATCTAAAGTGGCTTGCTGCAGGTAACACTCCACTCCCAGCAGACTCACTCCCGTCAGAAGGAACAGAATAATGGCATATTTGGGTCGTGTAAAACCAACAGAAACTACATCTAGTGTATTGAGATCTACATACACTGGTAATGGTTCAACCACAACATATGCTCTTCCTGGTCCAGTTGCCAATGAGACATCAATTATCGCAACCATCAATGGTGTGACTCAGCAAGACGCAGCATACTCTACTGATGGTTCAAACATCGTTTTCGTAGCTGCACCTGCTTCTGGTGACGAGATCGAAATCCGTACAATCTCTGCAGTTGCCATGAGTTATGCTCCAATGGCTGGCTCTGTTGTTACTGGCACGATTGCTGATTTAGCTGTGACTACTGGTAAGATTGCCGACAGCTCTATCACTACTGCTAAAATTGCAGCTGGTGCAGTTGTTCAAGCAGACATCGGCACAAACGTGGCTGGTACTGGTCCAGCGTTTAGTGCTTATTTAAGCGGTAATCAATCAATTTCTAATAGCACTGTTACCAAAGTAACTTTCCAACTAGAAGAATTTGATACTGCAAGTGCATACGACAATTCAACAAATTATAGATTTCAACCATTGGTGGCAGGTTATTATGCAATAACATCTCATCTGTTTTATAACTTAGGGGTCACATCTATTGTTGTTTGGAATTATTTGTATAAGAACGGAAGTTTGATTAAGCAATTTAATGGTGGTGGAACCAATAGTGCTGGTTATTTCACGAATGAACTAAATGCTCTGGTGTATATGAATGGGTCATCAGACTATCTTGAAGTTTATACACAGCAGAATTCAGGATCCTCTCAAAATTTAGGTAGTGGTGGCGGTTCAGTATCAACTTGGTTTACTGGTGTATTAGCGAGGGCAGCATAATGACTTTATACGACAAAATTATGGCTCTATATCCTGAGCTAACACAACAAGATTTTTTGACTGTGATCACTCTACAAAACGACTCAGATGGTCGTGGTGATTATATTGCAAAGTGGGAACACCCAACTCTAGCAAGACCAACAGACGAACAATTAGCGAGTATTGAATAATGCCATTAACTCAAGTAAAGACAAGTAATCTAGACACAACAAATTCGTTGTTCTTTCGCAATCGTATCATCAATGGTGCAATGGTCATTGACCAAAGAAATGCTGGTGCTAGTGTAGCATATAATGCAGAAACAAAATACAGTCTTGATCGTTGGAACCTCCGTTACAATGGTGGTTCTGGTCTTGCTACTGCAACAGTTCAACAGAGTTCTTCTGCACCAGCAGGATTTAAGAACAGTCTTTTATTAACTGTTGGTACAGCAAAGACTCCAGCGTCAGGTAATCGTTTCAATCTTGAACAGGCTATTGAAGCAAATAATATAACTGATTTAATGTTTGGTACATCTAACGCACAGACTGTTACTGTATCATTCTGGGTTAAATCTAGTTTAACAGGATCATTTGGTTTTGTTCTTGGTAACTTAAATGATAGAGCATACTGCGCAACTTACACTATTACCGCTGCGAACACTTGGGAATATAAGACAATAACTATTCCTGGTTGTACAGATGGTACATGGAATACAACTGGTACTAGTGGTGGTATATATTTACACTGGGATCTTGGTAATGGTTCAGATGTTCGTGGTACAGCTGGTAGTTGGAATAGTGGACAATTTCTTGGAGTTACTGGAACAACAAACGTAGTTGCTACTACTGGTGCTACATGGAGTGTTACTGGATTACAACTAGAAGTTGGTACTGCTGCAACTGCTTTTGAACGTCGTCCATTTACTACTGAGTTACAACTATGCCAGAGATATTTTGAAAAATCTTATGATATAGGAGTCGTTCCAGGGACAACTGCTGTAAATGGTTATATTATTTCTCCAACAGGAACTAACACAGTTGTGAATAACGTTGTTTTTAATGGACCATCATATAAAGTTAATAAACGTATCACAAATCCCACAATTGTAATATATGGATACAGCGGTGGAACTAGTAAAGTTTCAGGAGCATCAACTGGTGGGGATTTGGCCAGTAATTCTGGAATATTAAATTCAACTGGTGAGTCAACTTTTTCTGTTTATAACAATAGCGGTAGTTCTCTAACAACTAACTCGTTAGGTGTTATTTACCACTTTACTTCTTCTGCGGAGTTATAAATGTATAAAACTTACACTACACCTTTGGGTAATAAATTCGTACAACGATTATCAGATGGTGCATGTATCCCATGTGATCCAGCAAACACCGATTATCAAGAATATCTAAAATGGCTCGATGAAGGTAATACTCCGTTGCCTGCAGACGAATAAATAACAGAGACATAACAGAGAGCAATAATGCCCATCGCACACCTTTATCAGATAGTAAATAAGGTAACTGGTGAATTCTACACAGGTGTTCATAAAGGACATCAACAAGATGGTTATTGGGGTTCTGGTATTAGAATTAAAAGATCTATTAAAAAATACGGTAAAGAGAACTTCGATTATCGTATTTGGATCTGGGGTGATATTAAAGACATTTATGAGATGGAGAAACTTATTGTTAATGAACATGAGATTAACAATAATCCTCTCTGCTTAAATTTAAAAGTCGGTGGTTATGGCGGTACTAAAATAAATGAAGCCACCAGAGAAAAACTATCTGGTGAAAATAATCATTTCTTTGGTAAAACTCATAGTGAGGAAACTAAAGAAAAATTGCGCAAGGCAAATTTAGGTAGAAAACATAGTCCAGAAATTGCACAAAAAAGAATCGAAAAGCACATAGATAAATATAGAACATCTATTGCTGAGGCAAGAAAACATATAGTTGTAAAAGAATATACGCTAAAAAACCCTAGTGGCGAAATTGTTACGATAAAAGGATATAACGAATTGAAAAAATATGGAAATCCTGATTTATTATCTGCGGTTAGTAGCGGAAAGAAAAACACATACAAAGGTTGGAGTAAAGCATAATGGCATTTATCGGTAGAGAGCCAGTCTATGGCGCATACGAAGTACAAACGCTAACTCCAGATAGCAGTACCACTACATTCACGCTAACCTACGCAATTGGTTCGTCACCATCAATTATGGTATTTTATGGTGGCGTATATCAAATTCCAAATGTTGCATACTCCCTATCAGGTGGTGGTGCCACTATCACCTTCTCTGAAGCACCAGTAACAGGAACTACATTAATCGTCGTCTACCTTGGACTTCAATTAACAGTGGCTCGTACTGCAGGCATGGAAGTCACTACTCAGACTTTCACTGGCGATGCTTCCACAACTTCTTTCACATTAACAGACGCTCCAGTAGTTCCTGCTGGTGTCATGGTCTTTGTTGATGGTCTACTACAGAGAGAAGGTTCTGGTAATAACTTCGTATCATCTGGACAAACTATTGTATTTACTGCTGCTCCAGATTCTGGTGCTGAGATTGATGTTTATACATTAACAAAAGAAAAGATTGCGATTGATACAGTTGCCAATGGCTCTATTGCTCTGGCAAAATTAAGCACTGGTATTCAAAAGACTATTGGTCAATACTACGAGATCTCAGCTAACACTACTGCAATTGCAAGTCGTTACTACTTCGTAAATACTTCAGCTGGTGCAGTTACATTAACTCTACCAGCCACTGCAACTATGGGTGATACTGTTCGTATTATCGATGGTGCAAATACATTTGATACAAATAATTTAACTGTTGCTCGAAATGGTCACGTTATTATGGGTGATGCAGAAAACTTAGTTGTAAGTACTGAAGGTGCTTCGTTTGACCTAGTATATTACAATGCCACTCATGGTTGGAAACTATTCTCGATTTAAGGTAAACAAATGGCTACATATAGTTCAAAGAAATATCCTTCAGGTTCTGTTACCTCTGCTACATTGGCAGACGGATCAGTAGTTGCTGTTGACTTAGCCGATGGTGCAGTCACTAGTGCTAAACTAAACAGTACAGTAGATTTATCTGGTAAGACAGTCACATACCGTAGTATTGTTGCTGGTGATATTGCTTCTAATGCAATTACTACTGCAAAAGTTGCAGCAAATGCAGTCACTCCAGCCAAAATGGCAAACTCTGGTGCAGAGTTAGGTATGCGTAATCGTATCATTAATGGTGCGATGGTTATTGACCAGCGTAACGCTGGTGCCGCAGTAACTATAAACGCTGTGGGCATTTATTCTGTTGACCGCTGGGCTTGCGTTGCAAGACCCACTGGCGGTGGTGTTTATTCTGCCCAGCAAGTTTCTGATGCACCCACTGGGTTCAGCAATAGTTTGAAGTTTACTGTTACAACTGCTGACACAAGTCTTGGCACAACTGACTATTATTTTGCTTGGCAAAAAATTGAAGGTTTTAACACAGCGGATTTGTCTTTTGGAACTGCAAATGCAAAGACTGTAACTCTTTCTTTTTGGGTAAAGTCAAGCATTACTGGGCAATTTAGTGCCTTTCTTACAAACGCAAGCGAGGTGTATAACCAGCCTTCTGCTTACACCGTAAATGCGGTAAATACTTGGGAATTTAAAACTCTTACATTTACTGGTCCCACTTCTGGTACTTGGATTGGAGCAACAAACGGAGTTGGTCTGAATGTCGGGTTTGGTTTGGCAAATGGAACCAGTTTGCAAGGCACATCTGGTGTTTGGACAACATCAAGTGTCTACGGCTCTACTGGTGATGTAAACTGGATGGCAACCAATGGAAACACATGGCAAGTGACTGGTGTTCAACTCGAAGTTGGCACTGTAGCCACATCGTTTGATTTCCGTCCGTATAGCAATGAGTTGGCTTTGTGTCAGAGGTATTTTTATTCTTGTGACGCTAAAGGATTGTATCTTGTTGGCGGTAGTGCTTCGGATGCCAATGGAACTTTGGTGCACCCAGTTCCTTTAAGGGCATCACCAACCACTACTGCGGCAACAATTAACAGGCTTACAAATTTTGCAGTTTTAGATTATGCAGGGAGTTACACGTATTCAGCAGAAAGTAGTGTTTCTGTAAATCAAAGTGCCTTTAGATATGCAAGGGTTTCGGGTATGACTTGGTCTACTGGAACTCCCTTAGCGATTAACCCTTCTAGCGGATCTTCCACTATCACTGCATCAGCGGAGTTATAAATGTACAAACTACATAGAGAAACTTTTGTAATTCGTTTATCAGACAACGCTTACATTCCATTCGACCCAGATAACACAGACTACCAAGAATACCTAAAGTGGGTTGCAGAAGGTAACACTCCATTACCTGCAGACGAATAAACAACAATGTCTAATATAGAAAAAGAGTAAACAATGGCAATCCGTAAAATCGTAGCTCGATCAATTGGTGTAGACGTTATTACTGCAGAAGATCTTGCAGATAACTCTATCACTGCTGCAGAAATCACTAATGGTGCAGTCACAACTGCTAAAATAGCAGATGCCAATGTAACTACTGCAAAGTTAGCAACAACGCTAACAGTTACTCACGCACTGGGTTCTGCGAGCACTCCTTCTATTACCTTTACTGGCGACACCAACACAGGTATCTTTTCTCCTGCAGCAGACACACTTGCTTTCGCAGAAGGTGGTACGGAAACCATGCGTCTCACTTCTGCTGGCGATGTTGGGATTGGCACTACTAGCCCAGTAAATATTACTGGATACACTATTCAGACAATTAATAATGCTTCTAATGGCGGTGGTGTTTATTTACAAAACAACGGAACTACGATTGGTCGTATTCTAAATACAGCAACTGATTTCTTTGTTGGTGGTGTTTCTGCTGGCTCTGCTTGTATTTTGCAATCAGGCGGTGCAGAGCGTATGCGTATTGACTCTAGTGGTAACGTAGGTATTGGTACTAATAGTCCAACATCAGGTATCAAACTTGATGTTGTTAATTCAAGCGCAAGTGGTACTGGTGCTATTACCACAGTTAGATTAAATCATCCAGGTACAACTGCTGGAGATGGTCCAAGACTTTTATTTACTGCAGGTGCATCTACAACAGGTGGTTGTGCTATTGCTGCATCAGGTGTTGCTTTAAATTCAGCAGATATGTTGTTTTATGCTGGTGGTAATACAGAGCGTATGCGTCTTAACTCTGCTGGTCAATTGATGATTAATACAACTAGCTTAACTGGTTCACCTGATCAAATGCAGTTATACCCATCTACCACTGGTAGCTACCAATATGGAATGATGATTGGCGGTAACGGCACAGGATTTAACGTATATGCAATGCGTTTTTTAAATACATATACACCAGCTGTTGTTGGTAGCATATATATTGGATCAACTTCTACCGCATTTAACACATCTTCTGACTACCGTTTAAAAGAAAACATTACACCGATGACAGGTGCTTTAGCTAGAGTTTTACAACTTAAACCATGTACGTATAAATGGAAAGCTGATGGCTCTGATGGTGAAGGTTTTATTGCGCACGAATTAGCTGAAGTTTGCCCAGTAGCTGTTACTGGTGTAAAGGATGCTGTAGATGAAGATGGAACTCCGCATTACCAAGGTGTTGATTCATCATTCTTAGTGGCTACTTTAACTGCTGCGATCCAGGAACAGCAAGTTCTTATCACAGAACTCAAAGCCAGACTCGATGCTGCAGGTCTATAAGATCTAGAAAACGCATCGAACAAGAATCCCTCTCAGGAGGGATTTTTAGTTTTATACCAAGATTACAAAATGAATAAATAAGAAGTAAATTGGAGGATTTAGGTGGCGACTCAAGCAAATATTTTTATTGATCAGGGTTCTAATTATAGTAATATTATTACTGTAACTGGAACCAGTGGTAGTGCACTCGATTTAACTGGATACACTGTCGCTTCTCAGATGCGTAAGTCTTATGCTTCCAGTACTGCTTTTAGTCTAAACCCAACGATCTATAGTGCCGTCAATGGTCAAGTTAGAATGACCTTAACTGCTGGTCAGTCTGAAGCCATTACTCCAGGAAGATATCTCTATGACTTAGAAATCACTTCTAGTGGTGGTGTAAAAACTAGAGTCGTTGAAGGTGTAGCAACTGTAACCCCACAGATAACTCAGATATAATATGGCAGATATTACAGCAACCATTCAAGATACAAGTTTTGTGCTTGCAACTACAAACATTGCTAATCCAGCATCAGTTAATTCTATTACTGATATTGGTAATGTGGACACAACTTCACTTAATAATGGTGCATTATTAGTATATAAAACAACAACAAACAAGTGGACATCCACCACCACCCTCGATGCTCAAAACATGGAAGGTGGAGAATTTTAACGGAGAAATAAAAGATGGCATCTATTATTCGCATAAAGCGTTCATCGGTATCAGGAAATCCAGCAACGCTGGGTGCTGGTGAATTAGCGTACTCAGCATTAACAGACAATGGATCAAATGGTGGTGATAGATTATACATTGGTATAGGCACAGAAACCTCAGGTAATGCTGCAAATCACTTTGTTATCGGTGGTAAGTATTTTACCGATATGTTGGATCATACTCCAGGTACGCTGACTGCGTCATCTGCGATTGTTGTTGATGCCAGCAGTAAAATCAATAACCTTAATGTTGGTAATCTAACTCTTACTGGTAGCACTAATGTTATTAGCTCTACAGATACCAATGGTAACATTGTTTTAACTCCTAATGGTACTGGTAAGACAGTTCTTAATAATCCATACATTAATGGTACAACAGATACTCTTGCTGAGTTTATTTACGATACAGTTGGTGGTGCGGTTACTGCTGGTACTGGTATTACTGTCACAAATAGCGATGGTTCAAATACTTCTACGGTTGCCATTGACTCGACAGTTGCCACTCTAACTGGCTCACAAGCACTAACAAACAAAACAGTTAATGGTTTAACAATCACTTCAAGTACTGGTACTTTAAGTATTACAAACCTTAAGACATTAACTGTAAGCAATACATTAACTCTTACTGGTACTGATTCTGCTTCTGTGGCATTCGGTGCAGGTGGTACTGTTACTTATACAAGTAACAAGTTATCTGTATTTGCTGCAACTTCTTCTGCTGAACTTGCTGGTGTTATCTCTGATGAAACTGGTTCTGGTGCATTAGTATTTGCAAATACTCCAACTCTGGTAACTCCAGTTCTTGGTGCTGCAACAGCAACAAGCATTACTGCTACTTCTGGTAATCTATCACTCTCAGCTGCATCTGGTAACAATAATGTCTCCATCGCTCCAACTGGCACTGGTTCTATTGATGCTAATAGTAAAAGAATCACTTCTCTTGCAGATCCTACAGATGCTCAAGATGCAGCTACTAAGGCATACGTTGACGCAGTTAAGACTGGTCTAGATATTAAAGGTTCTGTTCGTGCAGCTACTACTGCAAACATTACATTAAGCAATACACAAACAGTTGACGGAGTTGCTCTTTCTGTTGGTGATCGTGTTCTTGTTAAGAATCAAAGCACTGGTTCACAGAACGGTATCTATGTTGTTGCTTCTGGCTCATGGGCTCGTTCAACAGATGCTGATAATACACCTACGGGTGAAGTTACTTCTGGAATGTTCACATTCGTTGAAGAAGGTACTGCAAACGCTGACTCTGGTTGGGTTTTAACTACTAATGATCCAATTACATTAGGTACAACTGCTTTAGCCTTTGCTCAGTTCTCTGGTGCTGGTCAAGTTGTTGCTGGTGCTGGTCTTACTAAGACTGGTAACACAATTGATGTAGTTGGTACTGCTGATCGTATTACTATTAATTCTGACTCTGTTGATATCGCTTCAACTTACGTTGGTCAAAATACAATTACTACTCTTGGTACTATTACTACTGGTACTTGGAATGGTTCAGTTATCGGTGCTACTTACGGTGGTACTGGCGTAAACAACGGATCTAGCACTATTACTCTTGGTGGTAGTTTTACTCACACTGGTGCACATACTCTTGGTGTAACCACTACCGCAAATACTAGCGTAACACTACCAACAACTGGTACTCTTGCGACATTGGCTGGAACTGAAAGTCTTTCAAATAAGACAATCACTTCTTCTAGTTTCAGTGGTACGACTCTTGCAGCTTCTGGAGCAGTAACACTTACTTCTGCCACTGATGCTTCTGCTCTTGGTACTGCTGCAGTTGTATTGTCTGGTGGCTTATCTGTTGCTAAAGCAATGTTTATTGGCACTAACATCACTGGTGCTGGTGCAGCTACTTCAACTCTCGATGGTTTCAACATCGATGGTGGTACATACTAATTAAATAAGTAAGAGGAGTTTTTACTCCTCTCTTCGTTTCCTTTTTTAAGGTTTTGACATGGCGAATAAAGTTCTTCTTAAGAAGTCCTCTGTTGGAGCGAGAGTTCCAGTTGTAGGGGACTTAGAATATGGTGAGTTAGCAATTAACTACACCGATGGTAAACTGTATTACAAAACCGCAAGTAATACGATTGATTCTATTCCATCAATCTCAGCCACAGCAACCCTAACCAATAAAACTCTAACATCACCAGTAATTTCTGGTGGTACGATCAATAATGCCATAATTGGTGGGACGACTGCAGCTGCAGGTTCCTTTACTACTGTAGCAGCAAGCAGTACAATAACTGCTACTGGTGATGTTCTTGGCCAATATTTAAGAAGCACGAACTCATCTGGCGATGAAGGTGGAGAAATCCTTCTCGCTAAACCACAAACCAATACTACCATAGCTGGTACTGGTGTAACAATTGACATTTGGCAAAATAGGATTCGTTTCTTTGAGCAAGGTGGTACTGCTCGTGGTGTTTATATTGATCTCACTGCAGCTGGCGCAGGTGTAGGCACTAACCTTATAGCAACATCTGGTGGTGGTACAGTAACTTCGATTACAGCTGGTACTGGTCTTAGTGGTGGAACGATTACCACTAGTGGTACTATTGCTATTGATTCTACTGTCGCTACATTAACTGGCACTCAGACTCTTACTAATAAAACATTAACTAGCCCAACATTAACGACACCAGCACTTGGGACTCCAGCTTCTGGTATAATGACAAATGTGACTGGTTTACCATTAACTACTGGTGTTACTGGAACATTACCAGTAGCAAATGGTGGTACTGGCGTAACAACTTCTACTGGTACTGGCTCTGTTGTTCTTTCAGCAAGCCCAGCTTTAACTGGTACACCAACCGCACCCACAGCTGCAGCAAACACATCAACAACCCAAGTCGCCACAACCGCTTTTGCAGTAACAGAAGCCCTAAATAAAGCTGTAGCAATGGCAATCGCACTAGGATAATTATATGGCAGTCAGCACAAGAGACGGATTAAAACAATATGCTTTAAGAGCATTGGGTGCACCTGTACTCGAAATTAACGTAGACGATGATCAATTAGAAGATCGTTTGGATGAAGCATTAGATTACTGGAGACTATACCACTACGAAGGTATCGAACAGATTTATCTAAAACAACAAATTCGTGCATCAGAAGCCACTCTGGTTTCTGGTGGTTTAGATTTTAATATTGCAGAACGAATTACTGGAAATACTTCTGGCGCAACTGCTGAAGTTGTTCGTGAATCTACTCGTGTTTCTACTAATACATTACTTTTGGTAAAGAATGTATTAGGTACATTTACTGCTGGTGAGACAATCACAGGATCTGATGGTCATACTGCAACATTAAGTTCTTTAACTCTCCGTGAATATGATAATCGCTATGTTGAAATTCCAGATTATGTTTGGGGTGTTACAAAGATTCTATCAGCTGGTCAAGCATCGTCTTCAAAGAACATCTTCGACTTGCAATATCAATTACGATTAAATGACTTGTATGATTTAACATCTACATCTCTAATCTACTACAAAACTGTAATGAGTCACTTGGCTCTATTAGACTTAGAGTTAAATGGTCATCAAGGATTCCGTTTCAATCGTATGTCAAATCGTCTATACCTAGACGCTAACTGGCAGACAGATTTTATTCTTGGCGATTACATTATCGTTCAATCTTATCGTGCAATGGATCCAACAACATGGTCTAAAGTTTATAACGAGCAATGGTTGAAGCATTACGTAACTGCATTGTTCAAAAAACAATGGGGTACTAATCTTAAAAAGTTCAGCGGTCTACAACTTCCAGGTGGGGTTACACTTGATGGTGATAAACTATACGCTGAATCAACAGAAGAAATAAAAGAACTCGAAGACGAATTACAAAATAAATCTGCTCCCCTTGACTTTTTTCTTGGCTAGAATGAATAAGTATCAACTTTGGTATAATAATCTTATTGATCATGCAAAAGCTAGAGCATGGTCGAAGAAAGACGCACCTTGTTATACAGAATCTCATCATATTATACCAAAATCTTTAGGTGGTGATAATACTAAAAACAATTTAGTTGTATTGACTGCCAGAGAACATTATATTGCACATTTACTATTATGTAAATTTGGAGATTCTAACCAGAAATCTAAAATGATCTGGGCTATGCAAAGGTTTTTAACAAGTAATAAAACTGTTAGTTCTTCAATGTACTCTATTGTTAAAACACAGTGGATTGAAGAGCATAAAAAGAAATTGGTTGGTAATACAAGAAGACTCGGAAAAAAAGATACCGAAGAAACTAAATTAAAAAAAAGCCAATCGATGCTCGGTGTAGTTGGTAAATGGATTAGAGAAGATCGTCACTGCAAACAAATATCTGATAGAATTACTATTAAAAATAACACAAATAATCCAATGAATAATCCTGATAGCAGACATAAAGTTTCTGCATCTAAAATTGGCAGAAAACGAATTTATAGAGAAGATGGCTCTTTCTATATGTCAAAGGATAATTAATGTCTCGTAATGTATACTTTACTAATGGAACTGGGTCTGAACAATTATTAATTGAAGACCTCATCATAGAATCTCTTAAGATCTATGGTCAGGATTTCTTTTACATTCCAAGAACATTAGTATCTAAGGATGAAATTCTCGGAGAAGATCGTCTTTCTCAATTTAAGTCTTCATTTCCAATCGAAATGTATTTTGAGAATGTAGATTCACTTGATGGTCAAGGTGCATTTATTCAGAAGTTTGGTCTTATGATGGAACAGTCAGCTACGTTGGTAGTTGCAAAAAGACGCTGGGATCAATTGATTGGTCGTTATGGTGTCACACAGATTTCATCCCGTCCAAATGAAGGTGACTTACTTTACTTCCCTCTAACAAAAGGATTGTTTGAAATTAAGTTTGTAAAACATCAAGATCCATTCTATCAACTTGGTAAACTTTATGTTTACAAATTACAAGTTGAATTATTCCAGTACTCTTCAGAAAGAATTGATACTGGTATCTCTGAAATCGATGCGTTTGAGACACTCAAAACATTCAGTACCAATACCACAAGAAACAATACTGGTTATGTAACACGCATTGATGTTACAACTACTGGGTCTGGATATGCCACTGCTCCAGCAGTTACTTTCTCTTCAGGTACTGCAACTGCAACTGCTAATCTTGGTTCTGGTGCTAATGCTGGTAAAGTTATTTCTATAACAGTAACTAATGGTGGAACAGGTTATACATCAGCACCAGCAGTTACAATAGCTGCACCAACAAGCGGAACAACAGCTGCTGCTCAGGCATTTATTGATATTGATATTGATAAGAAAGAGTCTTACGGTGACAACAATAAATTTAAGACTGAGGGTGCTGATGTTTTATTCAGCATCTCAAATCCATTCGGCGAAGTAGATATTACAAAAAATACTGAATAATGCTAAACAATAATGTATACTACCACGGAATAATTCGCAAGTGCATCGTAGGATTTGGCACGTTATTCAGTGACATCTATATCGATCGTCGTGAAGGCGATTCTGTAACTGGTAATGTTATTCAACGATTACAAGTTCCTCTTGCGTATGCTCCAAAAGAAAAATGGGTAGTTCGTTTAGATCAAGATCCAGGATTAGAAAACCATACTTACGTTTCATTACCAAGAATGTCATTTGAGATTATTGGATACAACTACGATCCGCAAAGAAAAGTAAATCGTATGCAACAATTAAAATGTGGTGATGGTTCTGGTTCTGTTTCTACAATGTATACTCCTGTTCCTTATAATTTGGACTTATCGCTATACATTCTCACCAAGACTCAAGAAGATGGTCTACAAATTATTGAACAAATTCTTCCAACATTTACACCTGAGTATACATTATCAATTAATGTAGTTCCAGATATGAATGTTAAGATTGATGTACCTATTGTTTTGAACAGCGTTTCTGTTTCAGATGAATACGATGGAGATTTTCAAACTCGTAGATTTGTTACACATAGTCTTAATTTTCAAATGAAGATAAACCTATTTGGACCAATAACAGGACAAAATGTTATCGATACTGTTAATGCAAATATTGGTCAAAATGAAGACTTTGGTAATCCAAATAGAATTTATACAGCAGAAGGTGATGTTACAACTGCAACTGTTAATTCGGAGAGTTGGCTAGACGGATTTTAATTATGGCTGAAATTTATTATGTCTATGAACATGTAAGACTTGATACCAATGAAGTATTTTATGTTGGTAAGGGTAAACATAATCGAGTGACTTCAAAGAATAATAGAAATAAACATTGGCAACATATTGTTAAAAGTTTTGGCTATACTTATCGTATATTATTAAATAATATAGATGAAACAACAGCATTATCTGTAGAGCGTGAAACGATTAAAAAATATAGAAATATGAATTTTCCGTTAGTAAACTATACAGATGGCGGAGAAGGTGTTTCTGGAATGAAGCATAGCGAAGAATCAAGAAAAAAAATGTCTGAAATGGCTATGGGTCGTATTCCACATAATAAAGGTAAAAAGTTTTCCGAAGAAATATGTCTTAAAATATCTTTAGCTAAAACAGGTAAACCAGCTAGCAATAAAGGTGTGGCTCATACTAAAGAAACTAAAGAAAAAATGTCAGCTGCTAAGGTTGGAGTTTTTAAGAATAAAAAATGGTGGACTAATGGTACAGTTAATGTTAGAAGTGAGATATGTCCAGGTGCAGAGTGGCATAATGGACAAGTGAGAAAATAATGGCAGAGATTTACAACTCCAATAGTAATCTCAAAGCAGCTGGAGTTACTGTTGACTTTACACCTGAAGATGTAAAAGAGTACATAAAGTGTGCAGCAGATCCGATATATTTTATCGAGAACTACTGCTATATTGTTACGCTGGATCATGGTTTAAAACTTTTTAAACTATACGATTGCCAGAAAAACAAAGTGAATGTTATACATAATAATCGTAGGGTTATCCTTATGGAAGGTCGTCAGCAAGGCAAGACGACCACCTCTGCAGCCTACATTCTTTGGTATACGATTTTCCAAGCCAACAAAACTGTGGCTATCCTTGCGAACAAAGCAACTGCTGCACGTGAGGTTTTAGATCGTTATCAAACAATGTATGAGTTGTTACCGAAATGGATGCAACAAGGTGTAACTACTTGGAACAAAGGTGACATTGAACTGGAGAATGGTTCAAAGGTATTCACTGCTGCAACAGGTAAGTCTGGTATTCGTGGTAAATCTGTAAACATGTTGTATGTTGACGAAGCAGCGATTATTCCAAACAACGTGGCAGAAGAATTCTTTACGTCAGTTTACCCAACGATTTCCGCTGGTCAGACCACTAAGATTTTATTGTCATCAACTCCACTTGGTTACAACCACTTCTGGAAGTTTTGGACAGATGCTGAAAAAGGTAGAAACGGATTTGTTAATCTATTCATACCTTACTGGGAAATTCCAGGTCGTGATGAAGCATGGGCTGCAGAACAAAAAGCCCAACTCGGTGAACTTAAATTTACTCAAGAGGTTCTTTGTAACTTCTTAGGTTCTTCTCTTACTCTAGTTCGTGCAGATGCAATTTCTAGAATGAGTCCAGATACTATCGTCCACCAGAAAGATGGGTTGGATGTGTATGTAAACCCACAGGCTGGTCATACTTATTGTATGGTCTGTGATGTGGCAAAAGGTGTTGGTGGGGATTATTCAGCATTCCAAGTTATTGATATTACAGAGGTTCCGTATAGAATCGTTGCAAAGTATCGTAATAATGAAATCAGTCCGTTGCTCTATCCAAATATAATTTACAAAGTTGGAAACGAGTATAACCAAGCGTTTGTATTATTGGAAATTAACATCTCGGAACAGGTTGCTCACATCCTATATTCTGAGATGGAATACGAAAATATATTGATGGTTACAAGACACGCTATGGGACAAACAGTCTCTGGTGGTTTTGGTGGTGGTAAAACACAGTTGGGTGTCAATACCGATAAAAAGATCAAAAGAATTGGGTGTCATAACTTTAAGGCACTCGTTGAAGAAAACAAACTTATTATAAATGACGCTGATACGATCTCTGAAATCTCGACCTTTATCGAGAAAAAAGGATCTTATGAGGCTGACGAAGGTTATCACGATGATTTGGTAATGCCTCTGGTTCTATTTGGATGGCTCACTACTAACTCTTATTTCAAAGACCTAAATAATGTTAATCTACGAAATATCATGTACGCTAAGCAGATGCAAGCGATCGAAGAAGAATTAACACCTTTTGGGTTTTACGAAGATGGGAAGCCAGAGAAGGCTCCACTCAACTTCTAGAAATCGTGTAAAAACTAAATAAAAGGTAGACATGAATTTTGTCTAGGTAAACTTATTAACAAGGAGAATTACAATGCCGTTTCAATTATCTCCAGGCGTTGCAGTCGTAGAAAAAGATTTCACATCAATCGTTCCAGCCGTTGCCACTTCTATTGGTGCATTTGCAGGTTCGTTTGGCTGGGGTCCAGTAATGGAACCAACTACAGTTAGCTCTGAGAACGAATTAGTTCGTCGCTTCGGAAAACCTACTGATAGTAACGCAGATTCTTTCTTTACAGCAGCCAACTTCCTATCATATACAAACAACTTATTACTGGTTCGTGCAGACGCAACTGGTCTTAAGAACGCAGTTTCTTCTGGAACTGCACTTAAAATCAAAAACACCGAGACATATTTGGCTTCTTATGCAACTGGTCAAGCATCAGTTGGCGAATGGGCTGCAAAATATCCAGGTACACTAGGAAACTCTTTATTAGTTTCTATGGCTGATGCTGATACATTTAGCACTTGGACATACAGAGACAACTTTGATGGTGCTCCAGGAACTTCTGACTACGCTACTTCAAATAACTTTACTATTGGCAATGATGAGTTGCATATTATCGTTATTGATGAAGATGGTCTTTTAACTGGTACTGTTGGTACAGTTCTAGAAAAATTTGCATTCGTTTCCAAAGCATCTGATGCCAAGAAATCTGATGGTACAAATAACTACTACAAAGACGTAATCAATTCTCGTTCACAGTATATCTACTGGATGGATGCAACTACTACAGTTGCAGCTGGTGGTAGTACTTGGGGTACAAGTTTTGCTTCTTTAAATACTAGTGCAACACTTTCTGGTGTAGCAATTGCTGGTACAGCTGGTCAATTTACTTGTACTGCTGCAGCTTTGGCTGTTGGTGATAAAATCACTATCACTGGTACATTAGGTGGCACTGGAACTATTACTGGTTATGCAACTGGTACAGTTTATAAAGTTTCCGCAATTACTGGTACTTCACCAAGCGTGACTGGTTTTACTTTGACTACTAGTGCTGGTGCTGCAATTGTTACTACTGCTGGTACTCCAACAGGATTGACATATACAAATACTCCATACTTCAAGTCAATGTCTGCTGCAGTGACAACTTCACTACTTGGTGGTGTTGACGATTATGCTCCAACTGATTCTGATAAACAAAACGCTTTTGCATTATTTGCAAACGCTGAGTTGTTTGATATTAGTCTAATTATGTTGGGTAAAGCATCTGCTGCAACTGCAACTTATGTTATCAATAACATTGCTGAAGTTCGTTTAGATTGCGTTGCTTTTGTATCTCCACAAGATACTTCTTCTGGTGATGTTATCATCGGTAGCGACTCAACTGCTTCTACTGCTATCACTACTTACCGTGATGCATTACCAAGCACTTCATACGCTGTTATGGATTCTGGTTACAAATATCAATACGATCGTTACAATGACAAATATCGTTACATCCCATTGAATGGTGATGTGGCTGGTCTATGTGCTCGTACTGACTACACAAATGATCCATGGTTCTCTCCAGGTGGTTTAAATCGTGGTCAAATCAAGAACGTGGTTAAGTTGGCATTCAATCCAAACAAAACACTTCGTGATACTCTTTACAAGAAGGGTGTTAACCCAGTTGTTACTTTCCCAGGAGAAGGTACTGTTCTGTTCGGTGACAAGACTCTATTGGCTAAGCCAAGTGCGTTTGATCGTATCAATGTGCGTCGTCTATTCATCGTTATGGAAAAAGCGATTGCAACTGCTGCTAAATTCCAGTTGTTTGAATTCAACGATGGATTTACTCGTGCTCAGTTCAAGAACTTAGTAGAGCCATTCCTACGTGATGTACAGGGTCGTCGTGGTATTACTGATTTCGTTGTTAAGTGCGATGAGTCTAACAACACAGGTGAAGTTATCGATCGTAACGAATTCGTTGCTGATATCTTCGTTAAGCCAAATCGTTCTATCAACTTTATCA